AAGCCCCGCTGGATGGCGGGGCGCATGTAGTTGATCTAGCTAGTAGATTTTGGTTGCGGGGGCAGGATTTGAACCTGCGGCCTTCAGGTTATGAGTCGTGTCAAACGAAACACGATCAGGCGCGACGAATCGCGTTTTCTTTCGCATATTCTGCCAATTGCGAGATAGGGCCACAAGCCCAAACTGCGCGGGGATTGTCAGGATTGCGCAGCAGTTTTTCCCCTCGTGCTTCCACCATGCTTCCACTGGGTCGCGGAATGATTTTCCGGTAGCATGGCAATCATCCCTCCATCTTTGACCAGAAGCCGGTCTTCTTGCCATGCTCGGCCTTCAGGCGCGCGGCATAGGCAGGGTGCGGCTCGACCGGTCCGAAGTCCTCGATCCGTCCGGCCAAGTCGGCACAGGTTGCCAAGTGCCGGGCAGCATAGCCATAGCGCTTCTGCCTCCCCTCGTTCAGCGTGAAATCGATCATCGCCCGCAGCGCCACCGTTGCGGCCAGCGGATGCTTCTCGGCCAATGTCTCGGCCGCCGGGGCGAGGAATTCGTAGTGATCGCCATCGACCTCGTCCTGCCGGACGATCAGCAGTCGCGCGGCGTGGCCAAGCGATGGCCAGTTCAGAAAGAAGGCCAGGGCTGCAAGCGGGTCGGCATGGCCAGCGGCATGCGCCATCGCGCGCTCCTCAGCCTCGATGTCTTCGAAATCCGGCAGTCGCTTCAAGTAGGCCCGCAGGTGCTCACCCGACAGGTCGCGCTCGAAACATGCCCAGCGGAATGCTTGCGCCTCATCCTTCCGGTCAAGCGCCTCCAGCACGGCAAGACGGGCGTCCTGCCACTCGGGCGGGATCCAGCGTGCATCTTTCACCTCGGCCCGCTCGATGAAGCCAAGTGCGTCCCCTGCCCTGCCAGCCGCCAGCAAGCGCTGCGCGATCTCGGCCGCGATCTTTGGGACCTTGCGGGTCTTTGGGTCGTACTGCGCGATGAAGCCATCGATGTCGCCCTGTACGTCGGCGATGTCCTTCAGCGCCATCTCGACCGTGCTTCGCCGCGCGCGTTCCTCCATCTCGTGGGCATAGCGCGTACCGCCGCTGCCCCAGCCGACGGCCTGCCATTCACTCTTTGGCGGCACCGGCACGGGCGTGCGGCCGAGTTCCTCGACCAGTGTCTTCAGGTGCGCAATGCCCTCCGGGCCCAGCGCCGGGGCGATGATGGCGATCAGCCCGTCGTACTGGCCAAACCCGTTGTCCTGCAGCGCATCGAGAACCTGTCGCGCCAGCGCCTCCGGCGCCGCATCAGCCGCCTTGGCCACCTCGCTCAGATCGGCACAGGCCTGGTGGAAGATGTCGATGACGGTGCCGCTGCTGTCGTCGCAGCGTTCGAACACCGGCGTGGCCAGTCCCATGAACCGCCACAAGAGCGCCAGCGCCTCACCCGGATCGTGCGGGGCGATCTGCTCCATGATGGCGCTGCGCTGGGTCTGAAGATCCTTCACCAACGGCTTGCGGTTCTGCCAGTTCACGAAGGTCCGTGCCTTCGCGATGCTGGTCAGCCGCTTGGTGATCTCCCGCGCCGCTTCCCTCGGGCCTTCCGCTCCGGCGAGAGCCAGGCGCAGCTTGCGCTTGGCTGCAGCATCGCCGGTGCTGATCTCGATCAGCAGCTGCGCCAGACGCTCAGCGCCGAGCGTCTCCAGGTTCTTTGCATTGAGGGTGGATTTCGACGCCATCAGGATTCCGTTTCTTTTCGCGGACCTTACCAGCGCGAATGGGTGACCGGAACCTGCGTTCTGATTCGCGGGGGCCAGAGTTTTCGCCCACCACTGCGATTCACCCCCTGCGTAAGATTGCGCGGATTTTCCTTTTTCAACGCAATATCAATGTGTTCGTTGACTAGCCCCTCTCATTGCGCACTGTGTAAGCCAGACAACCCGGAAGCCACTCCCATGCCCAAACTGACAAAGCGCATTGTCGACGCCGCAGAAACCCAAGCCGCCGAATACTTCGTCTGGGACAGCGACATCCCCGGCTTCGGACTTCGGGTGCTTCCGAGCGGGCGCAAAGGCTACGTCGTGCAATACCGGGCCGGGCGCCGGTCACGGCGCATCAGCCTCGGGCCCAGCACCGTGCTGACCTGCGAACAGGCACGCACCCGCGCCATCACCATCGTGGCCGCAGCGCGCAACGGGCACGACCCTGCCGCCGAACGCGACGCAGGGCGCAAGGCGATCTCGATCAAGGAACTGGCCGAGCGGTTCGACAAGGAACACATCGCCATCCGCGTGAAGGCCAGCACGGGCAAGGAGTATCGCCGGAACCTGCAGCGCTTCATCCTGCCCGCCCTCGGGCAGTTGACGGTCACGGGGATCACGCGAGCGGATGTCGCGAAGTTCCACCACGACCTGCGCCACATCCCCTATCAGGCCAATCGCTGCCTCGAGGTGATCTCGAAGATGTTCAGCCTGTCCGAGATGTGGGGCCTGCGTCCGGACGGGACCAACCCGCGCAAGCACATCCGGAAATACCCCGAGGAGAAGCGCGAACGATTCCTGAGCGCGGCCGAGTTGCGCCGGATCGGCGAGGTGCTGCGCGAAATGGAAGCAGAAGGGGTGGAACTGCCCTCGGCCATCCTTGCTGCGCGTCTGCTGATCCTCACCGGATGCCGCCTGAACGAGATCATGTCCTTGAAATGGTCCTACGTCGATCTCGACGTCCCTGCCCTGCGCCTGCCGGATTCCAAGACAGGGGCGAAGGTAGTTCACGTCGGCCAGCCGGTGGCGGACCTGCTGCGGAACGCCCAGCGCATCGACGGCAACCCGTGGGTGATCACCGGCACTTTGCCCGGCAAGCCACTGAGCGATCTGCAGCCCTTCTGGCAGCGCGTCCGCGCCCGCGCCGGGGTCAAGGACGTCCGCATCCACGACCTGCGCCACACCTTCGCGTCCACGGCCGTGGCGTCGGGTCAGGGCCTGCCGATGATCGGCAAGCTCCTCGGCCACACGCAGGTCCAGACCACGGCGCGGTACGCACATCTCGCGGCGGAACCCGTGCGGATGGCGGCCGACGCCGTCGCGCGGAACCTGCGGCAATCCTTGGGATAATTGCGCGCCAACCCTTCCCTTTTCGATTGATCCCCAAGCATCGCGCCGCTACGGTCGAAGAAAGCCCAGAAATTGGGCGCGCATAATTTCCATGCGCATGGACCGATAACGGGAGAGCGTGGTGAGTAACGACAGGTCGGAGCTTCGTTGGGGGGTCGAGCAAAGGCTCGAGTTCATCGAGTTCCGCCTGTTCTGGGAGGGGCATGTGAACCGCAGCGATGTGATGACGCAGTTCGGGCTCTCGGTGAACCAAGCGTCATCCGACCTGAGCCGCTACATCGGCCTCGCCCCTCACAACATGGACTACGACCGCAGCCTGCGGACCTATGTGCGCCAGCGTGGCTTCAAATCGGTGTTCGACAAGCTCGATGCTGGTCGATACCTGGCCCAACTGCGGTCGGTCGCCGACGGCATCCTCGATCACGACGACTGCTGGATCGCAGGCCTGCCCGACCACGATTCCGCCCCCACCCCGGCGCGTGGCGTCGATCCTGCAACCCTCCGGTCCGTGGTCGACGCGATCCGCCGATCCGAGGCGATCGAGGTGCAGTATCAGTCCCTGTCCAATCCGGAGCCCCGGTGGCGCTGGATCGCGCCACATGCCATCGCGTTCGACGGCTTCCGCTGGCACGCACGCGCGTTCTGCCTCACTGACGAGGTGTTCAAGGACTTCCTGCTGTCGCGGATCCTCGACATCCGCGGATCGCGAGTCTCCGACGTTATGGCCGAAGACGATCAGGACTGGCACACCTTTGCAACGCTGGAAATTGGCCCCCACCCTGCCCTGTCAGAGACGCAGGCCAAGGTGATCGCGCTCGACTACGGCATGACCGGTGGCAAGGCAGAGATCAGGGTTCGTCGGGCGTTGCTTTACTATGCGCTCCGGCGGCTAGGGCTCGACACCGATCCCGCGGCACGGCGCCCGCAGGACCAACAGATCGTGCTTTTGAACCGGAACAGCATCATAGGATACCAGCGATGATCTTGCCTGCTGACATCATCACGCAAGCCAGTGACTGGGTCCGCGAGGATAGGAATCGACGCGTCCGTTTAACCGAGTCCTTCCTAAACGGCACGGGTGGGCGGCTCCTTGAGGCTTTGCGTGAGGTGAGTTTGTGAACCCAGCTGAAATCTACGACGCTCTCGCAGCCCTCGCGGCCAAGCCCTACGATCCAGTCGAATTCCCCTTCGACTTCGCGCTCGCAACAGACAATACCCCCGCGACAGTTGCCAAGCTCAAGGGTGGGACCTTCAACAAATCGGACCTCCCGGGCGGGGTCTTGATGAACCAGAAGTTCCATTTCGCGCCCGCTATGCCCGGAATGGCCGCTGTCACCTTAGACGCCCTGCGCGGCAACAAGCGGACCCTGAAGCACAAGCCCGCTATCTTGATCGCCACCGACGGGGTCGAGATCGCGGCGGAGCATCCGAAATCCGGCGATACGCTCCACTGCGCTTTTACGGAACTGGGGGACCGGTTCGGGTTCTTCCTGCCTGCGGCCGGGAAGGAGCGGTACCGGGCCGCCGAGGAGAACCCGGTTGACGTCAAGGTCTCGGGCAAGCTCGCCAAGCTCTATGACGCGCTCATCCGGCGAAACCCGGACTGGGCGACTGATGCGCGCCGGCACGACATGAACCAGCTGATGACCCGGTTGATCTTCTGCCTCTTCGCCGAGGATGTGGGGATCTTCCCGGACAACCAGTTCAGCCGCCTCATCTTCACCCACGCGGGCGACAAGGGCGAAGGGATGCGCGAGGTGCTGATCAGCGCCTTCACCGCGATGAATACCCCTCGGGACGGAAGGGACGCGCTGCCCGCCTGGACGCGCGAGTTCGAATACGTGAACGGCGGCCTCTTCGCGGGCGGGATCGACGCGCCGGTGTTCGACGCCCCCTCCGCCCGCTATCTGCGCGATGTCAGCGCGGAGAACTGGAAGGGGATCAACCCGGACATCTTCGGGTCCATGATCCAATCGGTTGCGGACGCAAAGCTGCGGTCCGAACTGGGGATGCACTATACCTCGGTCCCGAACATCATGAAGGTGCTGGGTCCCCTGTTCCTCGATGAGCTGGACGCCGAGATTGACCGGGCCTGGGACCGGGAGCGCGCCCTGCGGCAGGTGCTGGACCGTATCGCGAAGATCCGGGTGTTTGACCCGGCCTGCGGGTCCGGGAACTTTCTGGTGGTCGCCTACCGGGCCCTGCGTGAACGCGAGATCCGCATCCTGACCCGGCTGGCGGAGCTGACCGGCGGGGCCCAGACCGAGATGTGGTCTGTGGTGCCGATCCGGAACTTCTACGGGATCGATCTGGCCGATTTCGCGGTGGAGACTGCCAAGCTCGCCCTGTTCATCGCGGAGTATCAGGCGAATGCACTGTTCCAGCAGGCGTTCGGGCGCAAGCCCGCAGACCTGCCTCTGCGGGACGCGGCGAACATCATCTGTGACAACGCGCTGCGCGTGAACTGGGAGCGGGTCTGCCCGGTCCCGGAGGATGGGGGCGAGGTGTTCATCGCCGGGAATCCGCCCTTCCTCGGTGACAACTCCCGGTCGGATGAGCAGAACGAAGACATGGACCACGTCCTGGCCGCGCACCTTCCCGCTCATCGTCGGATTGATTTCGTGTCCTGCTGGGTCTTCAAGGCGGCGAACTACATCCGGGGCCGGAACGCCCGGTCCGCGCTGGTGTCCACCAACTCGATCTGTCAGGGCCAGTCGGTTGGGGCGCTCTGGCCCTACGTTCTGACCGGCGGGGTGGAAATCTGGTTCGCCCACACATCGTTCAAGTGGCGAAACAACGCCTCCGCGAATGCCACGGTGATGTGCGTGATCGTCGGTCTTCGGAATGTATCCACCCAGCCTAAGCGGCTCTTCACCGGGTCCTTGGAGGCGCAGGCGGCGAATATCAACGCCTACCTGCTGGACGGGCCGAACCTCTTCGTTGAGCAGGAGACCCGATCGATCTTTGGCCTGCCCTACATGGAGTATGGAAACAAGCCCACGGACGGTGGGCACCTGATCCTCAGCCCGGAGGAGCGCGATGATTTGCTTCGGGATAACCCAGAGAGCGAGCCCTATATCAGGCGGTTCATGGGTTCAGATGAGACAATCAAGGGCACGTATCGGTATTGCCTATGGGTAACAGATGATCAAGCTGAGGCGGCATCCCGGATCCCGCCCCTGAAGGCACGGTTTGATGCGGTCGCTACATTCCGGGCGGGGAGTAAGGCTGCACAGACCCGACCTTCAGCTGCATACCCTCATCGTTTCAGGCAGGCTCAGAATTGGGCCACCAAAAGCCAGATTCTAATCCCCATCCACTCATCCGAGAACCGTCAGTTTCTCCCTGTGGATCGCCAATCGCCCGATGTGATCGCTTCAAATGCTTGTTTGGCCCTCTACGATGCACCAGATTGGTGCTTATCCCTAATCGCCTCGTGCCTTCATATCGTCTGGATCGGAACGGTTTGCGGGAAGCTGGAGACGCGGTTCCGGTACTCCAACACCCTCGGCTGGAACACCTTCCCGGTCCCGAAATTCACCGAAGACCAGCTGGACGCGCTGACGAAATCCGCGATGGCGATCCTGCGCTGCCGCTATGGCCATTACCCGGCCACGATCGCCGATCTCTACGACCCGGAGAAGATGCCGGACGACCTCCGCGCCGCGCACAAGGCGAACGATGACCTGCTGGAGAGCATGTATATCGGCCGCCCGTTCCGGAACGACACGGAACGGCTGGAGCACCTGTTCAAGCTCTACGTGGCCCGGGTGAAGAAGCTGAAGAAGGGGGCCGCCTGATGACCGATTTCGTCCGCGTGACCTACGGCCAGACCGGCAAGACGCAAGCGCCGAACGCGATGGGGATGCGCCCCATGCAGGCCCGGGTCTATGAGGCCCGCGCCGCCCAGTTCCTGCTGCTGAAGGCCCCGCCCGCCGCCGGCAAGTCCCGCGCGCTGATGTTCGTGGCGCTCGACAAGCTGGAGAACCAGGGGGTCGGCAAGGTGATCGTCTGCGTGCCCGAAACCTCGATCGGGGCCTCGTTCCGGTCCACCGACCTCACTTCCTACGGGTTCTTCGCGGACTGGGAGGTCCAGCCCCGCTGGAACCTCTGCCTGAACGGGGCCGAAGACGGGGCGACCGCGCGCAAGGTGCGTGCTGTGCGGGAGTTCATGGCCTCCGACGACCGGGTTCTGGTCTGCACCCACGCCACCTTCCGCTTCGCCTTCGACGAGATCGCGGAAAATGAGGGGACGGCTGCCTTCGACGACTGCCTGATCGCCATCGACGAATTCCACCACGTCAGCGCCGGAGACGACAACCGGCTGGGCGAGATCCTGCGCCGCCTCCTCGCCCGGGGCCGGGCGCATATCATGGCGATGACCGGGTCCTATTTCCGGGGCGACAGCATCCCGGTCCTGCGCCCTGAAGATGAGGCGCTGTTCCGGTCGATCACCTACAGCTACTACGAGCAGCTGGATGGGTACCGGTTCCTGAAAAGCCTCGGGATTTCCTACAGCTTCTACCGGGATACCTATATCAGCGCGATCCCGGAGGTGCTGAACCCGGACCTCAAGACGATCATCCACATCCCGCACCGCGGCTCCGCCGAGGCCTATGACGTCAAGCAGTCCGAGGTGGGTGCGATCCTCGACGCCTTGGGCGAGGTGATCGGTCGCGAGCCGGAGACCGGGTTCGATCTGGTTCGACTGCCGGATGGGCGGGTGTTGAAGGTGGCGGACCTGGTCGATGACGGACCGGAACGGGACAAGGTGAAGGCGTCTTTGACGCGCGAGATCACCGGCACTGACGGGAAGCGGGATGACGCGGCAGACCGGGACAAGGTCGACCTGATCATCGCGCTTGGGATGGCGAAGGAGGGGTTCGACTGGGTCTGGTGCGAGCACGCCCTCACCATCGGCTACCGGTCATCGCTGACCGAGATCGTGCAGATCATCGGTCGCGCCACCCGCGATGCGCCCGGCAAGCGCCACGCCCAGTTCACCAACCTGGTGGCGGAGCCGGGGGTAGAGACCGGGGTGGTCACGGACGCGGTCAACGACATGCTGAAGGCGATCTCCGGGGCGCTCCTGATGGAGCAGGTCCTTCAGCCGAACTTCAAGTTCTACCGGCGCGAGGACGGCGACACCCGGCCCCCGGTCGACGTGGACGATGAGGGGCGGGTCCATATCGGGATCGGCGGCCTGATGCTGCCGCCCACCGCCAGGGCGCGCGAGATCGTCGAGAACGACATGCACGAGCTTGTCGCCAAGGCCTGCCAGCAGATCGACCGGCGGACCGTGGCAGATGACGTGGCGCCGGAGGTGGCGACCCAGCTGATCCTGACCGACATCATCGAGAAGAGCTACGAGAACCTGACCCCGGACGAGACCGAGGCGATCCGACAGGACTTGGCCGCCCGGATGAACATTGCGGCGATCGCGCGCCGCATGGCGCACGAGGAGGGGCAGAAGGGGCTGGCCGAACCGGCGGGAACTTGGACTACCGCCCCACCGGATGACGAGCCGAACGCCTCGGACGCGATGAACCTGATACGGATGGTGAAGAAGTTCATCAACGTGCGCGAGCTGGACATCGACCTAATCGACTCGATCAACCCGTTCCGGGAGGGTTTTGACGTCGCCTCCAAGGCGCTCGACACCCCGCTCCTCCAGCAGATCCAGAGCGCGATGGTCGCGCAACGCATCCAGATGACGGAGGAGGAGGCGTTGGTCCTCTGGCCCCGGATCAAGCGGTTCACCGCCCAGGAGGGGCGTCCCCCGAACCCGCACGCCGCCGACGACCTTGAGCGACGGCTGGCCGAGGCTCACGCCTACATCCGGACCAAGAAGGCGGAGCGGATGCGTGCCGCCCATGACGCGGCGCGGGGTTGACGCATGGCCCGGTACCGTTCGATCGAGGAGATTCTTGCGGAGGAGGACGAACTGGGCCTCCTGAACGTGACGCTCAGGCCCCGCGCCGCACGCACTCCAGACCGGGAACGGGATGCGCAACTGGTGGAACAGGTGAACGGGTTCTTTGAACGGACCGGCCGGGTCCCGAGTCCGGAAGCGGCAGATCATGACGAGATGCGGCTCGGGGTCATCTGGAAGCGCCTCGCAGACAAGGGGCCGGCGGAGGACCTGGCGGACGTAGACCGGAACGACCTCCTGTCCGGCGGACACTTGGTTCTTACGGCAGAGCCACCGCCCCCGGACCGGGACTGGCGCGAGGAGCCGGATCAGGGGGAGATCCCCGCCTCCCTCGACGACATCTTCGACGATGACGAGCTTGACGTCCCCGAGGCGCTGACCACGATCCGGCACGTCACCCCGGCGGAGGATCGGCTGGTCCCGGATCACCGGGCGGAATTCTACCCCTGCCACGACTTCGACCGGTTCCGGCAGATGTTCGAGCGGACCCAAGCCGCGCTGGAGTCCGGGGAGCGGGAGGTACGCCCGATCAACTTCAATGAGGAGGTCCGGGTCGATGAGGGGTCCCTGTTCATCCGCAAGGGACTTCTGACCTACGTGGCGGAGAAGGCGGAGATGACCGCGCGGGCCGGCAAGCGGGATCACCGGCTCCGGATCATCTTTTCGAACGGGATGGAGAGTGACCCGCTCCTCTCCTCCTTCCGCAAGGCGCTGGCGGACGACCCGACCGCGCGTGCTATCCACCGCCACGGGCTCGGGGCGATGGACCCTGACTGGGAGGCGGACCGGATCGACCTGACCGGGACCGTCTACGTGGTCCGGAGCAAGTCGAAGGACCCCGCCATCGCGGAGGTGAGCGGCATCCTCCTGAAGATCGGGGTCACCACCCAGGATGTCCGGCGCCGGATCGCGGACGCGCGGAACGACCCGACTTTCTTGCTGGCCCCCGTGGAGTTGGTTGCGACCTATGACCTGGTGAACCTGTCGTGGCGCAAGGTAGAGGGGCTTCTGCACCGGTTCTTCGACGCGGCCCGGCCGCGCGACCTGTGGATCACGGACCGGTTCGGCCGGAAGGTCTACCCGCGGGAGTGGTTCTACGTGCTGCCCGAGCACGTAAGCCGGGCAGTACAGGCGATCCGGGACGGGAACTTGCATGAGCTGGAATACGACCCGGAGAGCCAAAAGATCCTGAAAAAGGCAGACGCCGACCCCTAAGAAAACTGGTGCGCTTTTCGGTCAGATAGATCTGGATTATCAATGGGTAGCCATAGCTTGAGTTAAGGTTTTCATGAATTGTACGAGAACAACCGAATTCGGGACATGAGCGGAAGGGAAGAACAAGTTGGAGTTTATCGGCGGTATCGGGACGGGCATGTCCCAGTTCATTTTCTGGGCCTCTTCGTTCCTGACCCAGGAGCAGATGCCCGGCTGGATCTCCATTCTGATCCTCTGCTGGCTGGTCCTGTCTTTGGCCATGGTGTTCCTAACGACCCGCCGGAAGCTCGTCACCCTGCGCTGGCTAGACGAGCTTATCACGAAAACAGCGAACGAAGAGGACTTCACCGCCCAGTCCCCGCGTATCGATTCCGAGGTCAAGACTCGTCGCACTCTGAGAGGGTATGTCCACATCACCGCTGCCTGGTCGGAGTTCCGTGAGACGCTAGTTCTCGACGAAACAGTCACCCCGCCAGTCCTGCGCAATAGCGTTCGTCCTTCCGGCTTCTTCAATCTGGAAGACCTCCATTATGGTCCGGGGTTTTATCGCCACCTGCCGGGCCTTTTCGTATCCGTCGGCCTCCTGCTCACCTTCCTCGGGCTCATTTCTGCGTTGCAGGCGATCGGGAGCGGTCTCAGCATTGAGGCGACGCCGGAAGAGATGAGGGGTGCGCTGAACGACCTGCTCGGGGCGGCGTCCGCCAAGTTCATCATGTCCTTGACCGGCCTCTTGGCGTCCATCCTGTTCACGATCACACTTCGGGTCTCTATGGGCCGGGTTGAACGATCAATCCATCTGCTGTGCGCGCGCCTGGAGGAGCGCCTCAGCTTCGTCAGCCTCGAGGGCGTCGCCCTAAAACAGCTGGCGATCGCCCGCGGTCAGGAGGACAGCTTCAAGCGGATCGGGCTTGAGTTGGTCGAGAAGCTCGGCGAGCCGCTGCGCAAGGAGATCCCAGAATCTATCGCTTCCTCGATCGGGGCAGCGATGGCACCGCTTCTCGATCGGGTCGGGAAGGCGGGCGCCGACGGGGTCGGGCAGATGGTGAACGACCTGTCCTCCCGGTTCTCCGACGACGTCGGACGGGCGCTCTCCGAAGCGAGCACCCAGCTCTCAGCGGCAGGCGAGAAGATCGCCCGCCTGTCGGACCGGATGGATCAGAGCTCCGGCCGGATGGGCCAAGAGATGGAGAGCTCCGTCGCCCGGCTCGCCCGGGCCGCAGAGGACCTGACGGCTCGCCTCGCCTCCGCCGCGGAAACGACGGACGGGACACTGAACGCGGGCGCCGAGAGGCTCCTCGGCATCATGAACGAGACGCTCGAGGGGATCCGGCGCAACACGTCCGAGGGAGCGGACGCGCTCCGGGAGGCCGCGGCCGCCATGCGGACCTCGGCGGACAGCTTCAAGGAGCGGCTTGAGGCGGCGGCCGAATCCGGCTCCGCCGCGGTCCGGTCCAGGATGGAGACGACCGGGGTGGAGGTCAGCGGCGCCGTGAGCCTAGCTGGTAAGGAGCTGGTCGAGGCGGTCTCTCGTAGCGGGGCGGACCTCCTGAGCGCCACCGGTTCCTTCGGGGACAAGCTGCGTCAAGACCTGGTCGACCCGATCAGCGAGGTTGTGGAGCAGTTGGACCAGATGGCGACCCGCCTGAAGGACGGGTCCGGGCAGATCGCGACCGCGGCCGGGAACATCCGGGCCGGGGGGGAGGCGACCCGTGACGCGGCCCAGACCGTCACAGCCGCCTCGCGTGAGCTCGCGGCGGCGGCCGGACCTATCCGGGGCAGCGTGGAACAGATCGAGACGGCAGTGGCCGGCCTCTCGAAAAGCACGGAGCGGGCCGCGGACACGGTCACCCGGAGCGCTCGCGAGACTGCTGAGGGGGCCGTGCGGATCCTCGATGCGGCGAAGTCCGCCCTCGGCGCGGAGCAGAAGCTCCTTGAGGCGACCCTTGCGAAGTTGGGGGAAGCGCTGACCCAGATCGAGCGCCAGCGCGAGCAGATCGACGACATGGACGAAAAACTCGGGTCCGCCTTCGAGGAGTTCACCAAACACGTCCGGACCGCCGTGGACACCCTGTTCGGGCACGTTCGCACCATGAACGGGGAACTAGCCCCGGCGATCGACAAGATGCACGAGATCGTGGACCGGGCCGAGAAGTTCCTTCCTGAGTCGAGGCGCTGATCATGCGGGGGCTCGTTAGGCGGCGGACCCAAGAGGACGAGGAGGAGTCCGTCTTCGTCACGATGACTGATATGACGATCAGCTTCCTCCTGATCGTGATGATTCTGCTCGCCTTCTTCGCCACGCAGCTCAGCAGCCAGGACACGGTCCCTCGAGATCAGTTCAACGTGATCCTCAACAATCTCCGGGAGGCGCGGGCGGATATTCGGCGGCTGGAGGCGGAACGGGACACCGCCATCACGGAGCGGGACGCGGCTCGCGAGGCGCGCGACGCCGCGATCTCCGAGCGCGATGCGGCCATCCAAGAGCGGGACCGGCTCAGGACGGAGAACGAGGACCTCCTCACCAAGATCAGACAGCTTGAGGCGCTTGTGGATCGGCTCCAGCGCGACCTCGATGCCGTCACGGCGGAAAGGGACGATCTCCTTGAGCGCCTCTCCCGGCTCCAGCAGATCAACCCGCTGGAGGCCTATCTGGCACAAGCGATCGAGCAGCGCCGGGAGATCCTGATCGAGCTGCGCGAGCGGCTTCTTGAGCAATTCCCCGAGTTGGCGAGTATAATCAGCATACAACAGGATACGCTACGCTTCCAAGGCGAAGGCCTGTTTGCGACCGGGTCAAGTCAGCCAGACACTGCGCGCAAACGTGCCATCGTTGAAGCGATGGGACTGGTTCTTGATGAGATCCTCGCTTGTTATTCGTTAAGCGAAACCCAGGAGGACACATCATCTTGCGGCAACAATTCGGTCTTGGTTGAGGCTGTGCAGATTGAAGGGCATACGGATAGTGTCGGAACGGATGGAACGAATTTCCCGCTTTCGGCCGCCCGTGCGATCACAACTCTTCAGACGATGGTTAGGGTTGCACCGTCGCTGTCGACGCGTCTCAACTGGAGCAGACAGCCGGTTATGTCGATTGCCGGCTACGGTCCGATGCGCCCCATCGATACAAACGAAACGGTCGCTGGGAGATCGGCCAACCGCCGCATTGACCTGCGGATCATAATGTACGCGCCCAGCAACGTTGAGGAGGTCGAGGAGATCCGTCGCCGCCTCGACGCGCTCCGGGCCGCCGGGGGATCTGAATGAGGCTCGATGACGCGATCACCCGGCTGACCCGGTTCAGCCCGCCGGCGGTTCCGGAGCTGCGCTACATCGAGACGGCGGTCCAGAGGGTTCATGAGCGCTGGCCGGACGTGGCCGTGAACGTGAACCCGCGCGAACGGGAGGCGCTCGCCGTCCGACTGCGTGACCGGGTCGCCAAGGATGACTGGGAGAACGCCAGGATCTCCTTCGTCCTCGCGGCCGCCTCGGCGGTGTTCGACCCAGAACGGCGCGACAGGGCGGACCTCGCTCAGGCGCGCAGCTTCCTTATTGAGGAGCTGCGCGCCTCCCGATCCGAGACGTTCCTGTCCGGGCTGATCGCGGTCTATCTCGAGAGCTATGTGGCGAACGGGGCGCACACCCGGTCTGTCGCCTCCGCGATTGACGCCGCACGGGGCCGGATGAGCCCGTCCGTGCGAGGCCTCCTGAAGGAGGTGCCGGAGCTCCTTGACGCGGCGGACGGACCCCGCCTTCTCGCGTCCCGGATGGTCCGGATGACGGACCCGTTCCTTGAGCTGAGCCGGGCCGGCCTGCGGAACCCTCACGGGCCCGGTTTCATGGAGCGGGTGCATGAGGTCCTCTCCGCGCTGGTCGCGCCGGAACTCACCGGGCGGACCCGGATCGACTGGTACATCGACTGGATCCGCCCCCCGGGTCGTGAGGCCCGCACAATCGGGGCGGAGCGGGCGATCGAGGCGCTGACCGGCCCGTGGATCAACACGGCCCCGTCCGATCTGCTCCGGTCCCATCTCGTCGAGGCGCTGATCGAGATGTACGGGGATCCTCGTATCCGGTCCGGCGGGGTCTGGGCCGGGGTCGGCCGGGCACACATGGAGGTCATCCACCGCTGGCTCACCCGCGAGGACATGCGCTTCTTCACCGGAGTGGTGGACGCGGCGCAGAAGGATGCGATGTGGCCGCCGAGGCGGGACTTCTGGCTCAAACTGTTCGACGAGAAGCGGATCGATGCGGCCTGGGTGGCCTTCTCTTCCCAGGCGGCCGATTACGCGCGGGCGCACCTGATGCGGGAGGACGCCCGCAACGCGGACAGCCGGTTCGGGTTTCAACGCGCCAGGCAGAACACCTCGCTCCTGATCATGAAGATCGGCAACAAGATCATGGTCGACGGGTGTCACAGCTACAAGACCCACGTTTTCGATCAGGACGACCCTATGGCGCCGAAGCTGTTCCAAGAGGGGTACGATTGCGACGAGATCATGCGGGCGTCCCCGGAATCGAAACCCCACAACAGTATCGATTCGTGGCAGCGGTGGGTCCGCGACATGATCAACGCCGACGTGGGGCGTTCTCACCGTAAGAACCCATACACCAAGGTGTATCGCCCCCGTGCACCAGCGGCTCGTTATACGCCACCACCCCGCCCGTACGCTCCCCCGCCGAGACGGGACCCGCCCGTCCAGCCCCAATTTGATCTGGGGGCTCGCGCGCCTGCCGGTCCGGCCCCGCACCCCGCTGGCCCGGCTGCGGTCCCACCCCGCATCATCATCACCTCTCCCCCCCGGTCTCCGGCCGCAGGAACGGCCGCCCCTCCCGATCGCGCCCGGACGACGCTTGACCTGCTGTTGAAGTCCGGCGCCCCCGCAGCACGGGCGATCATCGATTATTTTGATCGGCTGGGTGACGGGAAGACGAAGACCCTTCTCTCACCGAACGCGCGCGCCGGTCTGGAGTGGATCATCCGCTCGAACGGGCCCCCGCCGGACAACCTGCGCAACGCACTCACCCACCTCCTGTCCTCGATGGAGACGTTCGGGCACGGTCCGGCCGGAATCATGGCCCGCTCCGTGGAGACGCCGGTACCGGAGGTGACGAGCCCGGCCCCGCTTCCCCCGCTCCCGGACACGTCCATGCAGCGGCTTGAGCTCCTTTTCCGGCACGCCGAGGTAATGGAGGCGTTCGCACGCGAACGCTACGTCTTCTCCGGCGATCGGACCCTCGGGACCGCCCTGGCGAAGTTGAAATCAAGAAACCCGGACCTCCGCCCGGCGGAGATCCACCACCTTCAGCAGCTCTATGAGCTGATGCGGCGGGACGCCGCGCGGGGGCGAAAATGATCCAGATCTCCTACGATCCGGATGGGGTGACCTTAGAGTTCCGGTCCAGGCAGACCCTTCTGAACCGGCTGTTGTCGCGCCCGTCGGACCGGATCATCGACCATGATCAGCACCTCAGCTTCGCCCTGGGGGACCTGCGATCCACCGCCGAGGAGGCGGGGGACGAGGTGGAGATCGGCGGGAGCCGGATCCGCATGACCCACCGCACGCTCAGCGGCCTCTCCTCGGAGACGGCGGAGGCGCTCGGGCTCCCGCCGCTGATCGACCTCACCCTCAGGACGGACGTGTCTGGCCTTCTCGGCGCGCCGGATTTCCGGCTCACCCATGAGTGGGTCCGCGCCGGACGACCGGAACTGGTCCATCGGACCGGCGCGATCGCCCAGACGTCCGGGGCGGGCTCGGACGGGCTGCGACGGCTCCCGCGCTGGATGCTGGACGCGCTCGAGGTGGCGGACCGGTTCCGGTCCGGGTCCGATCTGGATGCGCACTGGGATGCATTGGCCCGGTTCCGCCGCGCGCTGGAGCCGGGGGTCCGGATGAGCGGGAAGGACGCGGAGGCCAGGCTCGGGATGACGGACTTCCTGTCCGGGCTCGAGGTGACTCTGACGGACCGGTTCTCGATCAGCCCGAGGGGGGAGGACCAGTTCGCGATCATCCCGTTCTCCGGGGAGGCGGTCGATACGGCAGCCACCGAAGGGGCACCGATCAGCGAGCGTGAGGCGGAGCTGAACGGGGGCCGACTGGACACGTTCCAGAACCTCGCCTTCTCGCGCGGAGCTCGGCCCGCCTACAAGCTCGGGGCGCAAAGCTACCTCGTGGTGGATCCTTCTGCGGCCCCTGTCCTGAAGGTGATGACGGAAATGCAGCGGGTGGACCCGGTCACCCGCGCCGCCTTCATGCGCAACCCGCGCCAACGGATCACTGACGCAGTGATCGAGCACCTGCGCGCGAAAGGTCGCCTTGAGGGGCTCTCGCCAGCTGCGGAGCAGGAGCTGATCGAGAAGGCGGCCGAGCCCGCCTTCGTGGAAACGGTCGAGTATTCCGAATACTCTGATCGGGTGATCGGGATCACGGTCTACTCGAAGCCGGATATCCAGATCGCCGGCTCCGGGACCACTTGGCTACCTGAGGCTTTCACCGGCGCCGCGGCGCAGCGGATCGAGGCGATGCCTCCAGATCGGGTTGAGCAGCTGATCGGCGAGGTGGAGCAAGCTATGGCGGTCGGCGCGCCCACCGTCGATGTCGGCGGCGCCGAGATCCCGGCCAACCAGACCACTCGGGTGGCGCTCGAGCAGCGTCTTGAAACGCTGAGAGGGGGCGGTAAGGCCGATCCGGTTTCGGGACCAGACGAGCCCGTTGAGCAGCAGGTTGGTCCGATCATAGTGGACACGGCCGACAACCTGTCGGAGCTGAGATGGGCGGCGCGTGTCAAGCCTCGCACCAGACTCGCTCCGGACAGCCTGCCTGAGGTCGTTCAGGCGGATCTGAAAGGGCACCAGCTGGACAGCTTCCGCTGGAAGCTGGACGCTTGGACTGCCGGGCTGCCCGGGGTCCTTAACGCCGACGAGCAGGGGCTCGGCAAGACCTTGCAAGCGATCGCATTCCTCGCCTGGATGAAGGAGAACATGTCGCGCGCCGAAGGGGGCAGGACCGGACCGGTCCTTGTCGTCGCCCCCACCTCGCTCCTTGAAAACTGGGAGCTGGAGGTCGACAAGCATCTCCGGGCGCCCGCACTCGGCAACGTGATCCGGCTCTACGGATCGGCGCTTGGCGGGAAGAAGAAGCCGGGACCGCAGGGGGTAGAAACGGAGAGCGGGAACGCGATCCTGGACCTCTCTGACCTTCATGAGGCAATCGCGGAAGGTCGGGGTCACCGATACTGGGTTTTGACCACCTACACGACCCTGACCAACTACCAGCATTCCCTGGCGAAAATCCCCTTCTCGACCGCCGTGTTCGACGAGATCCAGAACGTGAAGAACCCAACCACGCTGAGCGCAAAAGCGGCGATGGCGGTGAACGCCGACTTCCGGATCGGGCTGACCGGGACGCCTATCGAGAATAGCACCATCGACCTCTGGGCGATCATGGAACAGATCACCCCGGGCCGGTTCAGGTCCCTGTCGGACTTCCGAGCCCGGTTCGGGGAGCCGGCCGAGGAGAACATGCGGGAGCTCTACTCGCTCGTGTTTGAGCCGCAGGACGGGCTGCCACCCGTGGCGCTACGCCGACTTAAAGAGGAGGTCGCCAAAGACCTGCCCGCCAAAGGGCGGCGTATTCACCCGCGCCTCATGCCGGAAGTCCAAGCAGCCACCTATGAGGAGGCCCGGCGCAATCTCTCCTCCGGGACCCGGGGGGCCGCACTCAAGATGCTGCACCACATCCGGTCCGTCTCCGTCCACCCGAATGCGGAATCCGCCGCGGAGGACGAAGCCTATGTGGCGATGTCTGCCCGGCTCCAGGCCTCGATCGACATCCTCCGCGGGGTCCGGGACCGGGGGGAACGCGCGCTCGTCTTCATCGAGCACATCAAGATGCAGCACCGGTTCATCGAGCTGGTGAAGCGGGAGTTCCGGCTGCCCCGCGTCGACCTCATCAACGGGAGCACCCCGATCCCGCGGCGTCAGGAGATCGTCACCCGGTTCCAGCGCCACCTCAAGCGTGATGAGGGGTTCGATTTGCTTGTGCTTGGACCAAAGGCTGCAGGGACCGGTCTGACCCTAACCGCGGCCACGCATGTCATCCACCTCTCGCGTTGGTGGAACCCGGCCGTCGAGGAACAGTGCAATGACCGGGTCCACCGGATCGGTCAGACCCGTCCGGTCACCGTGCACGTCCCGATGGCGATCCATCCCGGGTATCAGCACAACTCCTTTGACTGCCTGCTACATTCCCTGATGACCCGGAAACGGCGGCTTGCCAGCTCCGCCCTCTGGCCGATGGGCGACACGGAGGAGGATGCCAGCCGACTTCAACAGATGTTGGCTGACGGCGCATCAACTCAAACAGGAGATCCCATAAATTCAGCGATGACTATGATGTTCAGGCGTGACGAAATGACTTTGCCACCATCGAACCCTGACGGGTCGATTCCATATTCATGACCCAGATTAGATAGCTTTGTTGAAACCAATCCCGCCGCTCCCCAACGATATCCATTTGGAAGGCACAGCCCGCTGGTGATCGGGGCGGAGACGGTGGGATGAAATAGTCATCCTCAGCTACTCCGCTCAAAAATCCGTCTCCAGATATACCCCGGCACAATCGTAGGCGACAGCAGCAGCTGTCGCGCCGGTGTTCATGAACAGCCGGGGTGACAGGAACTGCGTCGCCGCAGGCAGATCGGCGGTGATCTCCTGCTCGAACACCGCGCCGGAAACCTCGTCGACCACCCGCACCCAGACCGTGCTGCTGTTGGGCGGTGCCGCGATGAACAGGGTCAGCACCCCACCTGTCGCGATGGCGAAACTCGCCCCCATGTCGGTCAGCGTCGGCGCGCCGGTGCCATCGTTTGTGACCAGCTGCCAGCGGGTGTGGGTGCCGCGCTGGAAGCCGATGCCGATGCAGTTGATGGCGGCGGCCAGAGTCAGGGTGGTGGCCATCGCTGCGGTCGAGCCATAGAGGCCGAAGAAGGCCATACCGGTCGCCTGCAGTGTCGTCAGCGAAATCCTCGTCACGAATGTCCAACCGCCCAGTCCCGCCGCATTGCCGCGCCAGCAAGCCCAGCCTGCGGATCGCTGCTCGGCCGCCGAGTCCACCACTGCCGCCGAGATCAGCCGCCAGCGGCGCATGCTGGCGGCCAGGTTTGTGGCGGCGAGCGTCGGGTGCGAGACCGTTCCGACCGAGGTAATGGGCAAGCCTTCGGTCGTGATCGTGGTGGAGACCGAGGGCGACCAGTTGGCGATCCGGTTGACTCCGAAGTGGGGTTGCAGCGGGAAGTCCCGGCCAGAAGGGCGCATCACGTCGATCCAAGGGGCCCCCGCTCGGTTGCGGGCATACACGGCCGCCTTGCCAGAAGGCGGAGGGGTTGGCGCCGCACTGAGCCCCGGCAGGATTGTCGGCTGCGGCAGTTCTACTTGGCCGCTGGTGCGGTCGATCTTCAGGGCATCGAAGAAGGCTGAGCCATCCGGGCTGACCTTGAAGCTGAAGTCGTCGTTGCCCAAGAGGCCGATCAGCGCCCGCGCCGAAAACGCGGTCTTGAAGGCGAAAGCTGCGTCGTTCCCGGCCGCCGTCTTGTTGAACGTGGCCTCGATCCCGGCCCCGGCGTTGTTGAACAAGCGCGCCCCACGCCGCCAGGATGACGGCGGTGGAGGTTGCCAGATCGCGCAGGACAGCGGCGACAAAGCCGGTTTCTTCGTTCATCGCCGGATCTCCAAGAGCGGGATGGATGTGATCGACCCGAGCCGCTCGAGGTCGAGGGTGATGTCGAGCATGTCGGTGTCAAAGCGGACGGGGACGTCGAACTCGAAGCCTACCGTGATTGCGACGCCCGCACCGGGTGCTGTGGTGAAGGTGACGCTGCCGGTGGTGGTGTTGACGCTCCAGCCGGTCATCTGCTCGACCCCGTTCAGGGCGATGCGGACAGTGCCGCCCACCGGCTTGCCGATGGCACGGCTCCAGCTTTGCGCGCCGGAGGTGTAGCGTTTCAGCAGGGCGAAGGTGGTGACAACACCATTGCCGGTGCCGATGGGTTGGTCGGTCGGGGCGACGGCCTGCGACGGCAGGCAGGATTTGTAATCCGCCCAGTCCTTGTAGCGAAACCCGTGCAGGCGGCCGTTGCGGGCTTCGAAGAACGCGACGACTGCCGCCAGATCATCGGCGCGGCGAATGCCATATGCGACGTCATAGCGGCGGCGCGAATTGGCCCAGCTGGCGTTGCGTTCTTCATCGCCTGAGGCCAGTTCGACCACTTGCGTGCGCCGTTCGGGCCCACCCCGCGCCCCGCGGCTAATGTTGTCGGGGAACCTGACTTCGTGGAACGCCATCACATGCCCCTTCGGCCTAGCGACACGGCGCGGGCGATGTCGGAAGCCACTTGCGTGCGTGACTGCCGAAAGCTTTCGGCATCGCGCGCCATGATGGTGACGTTGACGGCGGGCGCGCTGGATTGGCCGTAACCTGCTGCCTCGCGGCGGGAGAGGACACGCTCGCCGCGCTGCAGGATCGCCGGAACCTCGTCCGGCTTGATCCCGGCCCAGCCGCCCGAATGCATGCGTGGGGCAGCGGCGAATGCCATGGCCGGGACCATACGACCCGGGCCCGGCGATCCGACCATGCCACCCGCGTGGAGGATGTTGGCGAATATCCCGCCCGCGCCGCCGAGCGCTCCAGACAATGCATTGGCAATCGGCCCGAGGATAAATGTCCGCGCCGCCAGCTTGGCCAGATCGGCGATCATGGACGTGACCAGATCGCGGAAATCCAGCTTGCCGGTCTTCACAAACTCGCCCACCGCGTTCTCGGCGGACGTGAAGGCCCCGACCAGCGCCTGGCCGATATCACCGCCGATGTTGCGCGCCTTGGTGGCATAGTCGGCGAGTGCCGCAGTCACAGCACCCCAGCCGGTCGCGGCCTGGTCAGCCCCTGCGGCAGCTTCAGCCCCGGCATCGCGCGCGGCTGCACCTGCACTTCCGGCAGCGGCTGCGGTGTCGTCCAGTTCGGTGTTCAGGGCATCCGCCGAACCGGCGGCATCTGCCAACGCGGCTTCCGCCTCTGTCCCGGTGCCGGTCACCGCGTCGCGCAGAGCCTGCCAACTGGCAAGTGGACGGCCGGCAGCATCTGCCAACATTCCAGCAGCCTCGCGATAGCCATCGGCCCGGCCACGCGCATCGTCTGCCATCGCGCCAAGCCCGAGGTCGGGCGGCTCAAGGTAGGTTCGGGATAGCGCTGCCGAGAAGGCATCTGCTGCGGCCGCCCCGGCGGCGGTTGCGGCACCCTCGAACGGGTTGCCGATCCGCGCCAGTTCCACGGGGTCAAGCGTGCCGATCCGCACCCCGCCTTCGCCAACCGCCCAGTCGGGCAAGAGATCCAAGGCTGCATTCAGCCCGTTGATGAAATTGTTGATGCGCGTGACGACGCCATTCAGCATCGCCTCGACCCCGGAAATCAGCCCGTTCGCCGCCTGGAAGGCAAAGTCGCCGATGGCGCCGGGCAGACTGCCCCAGATTGCCACCGCCGCATCATAAGCTCCCTGGAAAATGGCGGCCGTCCGGTCGCCAAAGCTGACCACGCCCGCAATGGTGCCTTCGAGCGCCGACAGCCCGGCCGCCTTCAGTCCCTCCCAGCCAGCGGCCATGTTGGCAAAGGCTGCGTCGAGCGACAGGCCGATGCGCGACCAGACCTCCTTGGCGACATCGCCCAGCAGGCGGAACGCCTCTCCCACGCCGCCGACACGGGTCACAAGCTGCGAGAACTGATAGACCAGTTCCCCCGCGCCAACGATCAGCGCCCCGATCCCGGTCCGGATCAGCGCCCCTCGCAGGAAGACCAGCGCCGTGGCGAGACCGCGCACCGAAAGGGCGGCAACGGCCAGCCCGGCCACCCAACGACCGGCCATGAAGGCAGCGAAGGTTGCGGCATAGGTAGCAAGCCTTGCGAGGTTGTCGAAGACCGCGGTGATTGCGCCGCCGATGGGCCCGGTGCCGCGCGCCATGTCGGCCAGTGCATTCGCCACCGTCTCCAGCGCCGGGGCGACGGCGGCGGTCAGGCGGTTGGTCAGGCCCAGCCAGATCAGGCTCAGCTTGGCGACGGCATCGCCGGTGCGTTCGATCTGCGCCGCGTCGGCCGCGCTGACCGCCACCCCGAAATCCTGCACATCCTGCGCCGCCTCCCGCAGAGTGGCGGCGTCGATGCGCAGGAAGGCCAGTGCGGCCCGGTCCCCGAAGAGGTCAGAGGCCACGGCGGCACGCTCGGCCTCGGGAACGAACTGATTCAATGCCTCCTGAATGGCGACGATGCGCTGGTCGAGCGGCAAGGCCTGTAGTTCGGCGGCTGTCAGGTTCAGCCGCTGCAGTGCCCCCACCGCCGAACCCGACCCGGCTGCCGCTTCGGACAGCCGCGTGGTCAGCTTCTTCGTGGCCTGTTCGATCTCGCCCATCGAGACTCCGGCCAGTTCCCCAGCCCATGTCAGCACCTGCAGGCTTTCCACAGTGGTCCGGAGCGTGGCCGCCATATCGGCCTGCGCGCCGATGACCTCGAGCCCCGAGCGGACCATCGCCACACCCGCAGCAGCAGCAGCGGCGGTAACCGCCGCCAGCGCAATCCCGGCTTTGCGGGCGAAGCTGCCGAGCCGGGCATTGGCCAGTTCCATCTCGGAGGACAGGCGGCCGAAACCCCGCGTGCCCGCCTCGCCGATCCCTTCCAACTCGGCCCGGACCTGACGGCCGCCTTCCGCGACCAGCCGGACACTGACCCTCTTCTCAGCCATGGCCGTCTCCGATCTGTTCGTTCAGCTTGCGCACCATCACCGCCTCGATCTCGGGCAGCAGTTCGGCAGCGATCAGGGCGTCGATCCCGAGGGCACTGGCCATCGCGAGGGAAGCGCCCATGTCCCAGCCCAGCACCGCGCCGGGGATCACGCGCAGTTGCCCACCGAGGCGGCCAACCAGATCCCAGACCTGCCAGCCATCTTCCGTCTGCGGCCGGTTCAGTCGTGCGGGGCAGTCGGGGCAGCGCCTTTCACAGGCCGCGCAGTAGCGGTCGCCCCCGCCGAAGGACCATTCGGCAAGGGCGCGGAGACGTTTTTTTCCGCGTCCAGGATCAGGCCTTTGGCGACATATTGGGTCTGGAAGGCTTCAAAGACCGGCCAGATTTCCAGAAGGGCGTCGATGCCTTCAGGCGAGACCGGCACGGCATCGCCCGCGTCGTCGCCGACGCCTTCCCAATCCAGCACCGCGCGCCGGGCGACGGCCTTGGCCATGGCCAGCGCCAGTTCCTCTTGGGTCGCGGTGTCCGGCAATGCTTCGATGGCGGGATCGGCACGGGCCGAAACCATCACGGCAGTCGTCAGCGGGGCCACGTTGAGGCGCAGGCCGGGGGCGAGGGTCAGCCACGCAGGGGCTGCGGTCAGGTTCAGTCGGATCATGTTCAATAGCTCACAACGGTGTTGACGAGGACGGCGGTGCACATGCGGGCGGGGCTGACGGCCTTGGCGGCCTGCCAGTCGAAGGTGGCCTGGATGCCCTGCGGGCCCGGGATCTCGATGCGCGGGCGTGGCAGGTAGACGGCATGGGCGGTGAAGGTGAAGCTGGCGTTGGCGCCGAGGCTCCAGGCAAAGACCAACTCGCAAGGCGTGCCGTCGATGGCCTGCGTGATCAGCGTGCTGTCGGCGAAACGCACCTCCACCCGGCCCGTCAGTGCGGCCATGCCGGGATCTGCCCCTTCGATCCGACCGTCCGAGCGGATGGTCTCGATCCGGTCGAGGCCATTGGAATAGGTCACCTCGGCCGAGATGACGTTGCCAAGCGGCGAGCCGTTGCGCGTGATCGCCCCGTTGAAATGCCCGAACCGCTGCAGCGCCAGCGAGGTGGGCGTGCCTGCGGCCGTGGCCGCTGCGACGTTCTCCCCCTGTGCCACCAGCCGAGCCGTCGCGGTCAGCAGACCGGACCGCGCCATCTGCCACGACAGCTGATCACAGACACAGCCGGTGTACATTGCATATCGGGGTACTTCAGGCATCGCCGTCTCGATGGCCATGCTTGGCAGCGTCCAGTTGCCGGACTGGAAGGTATGGGTCTTGGGCGTCGTGCCGGAGGTGACTGGCGCGCCGAAGGCCGCTTTCAGCCACAGGCCAAGGTTCTCGACGTCGATCGGCACGACGACATCGCCGTCGGCGGTGACCGCGTCCTTGATCGGGGCCAGCGGGTCGCGTCCCTGGCCCAGCAATTCCGAGGCGATCAGCGGCTGCTCGGAGCCGAGCGTGGTGCTGGCGAAGGGCACTGTGCGATAGCCCGTGGCGGGCGCGGTGCCATAGACGGATTCGAACGCAAGCGCCATCTGCGCCCGCGCCCCATGGGCTCGTGCCATCGTAGTCTCCTATCGTGTGAGGGGTCAGGCCAGAGGGTCGGCCGTGGAATAGTGCAGGATGACAGGGATCACAGCTGCCTTCAGGCTGGCGGCACCCTCGACGGGCAGATCGACCGGGCGCGGCGCTTCTGCCTCCACCCAGTCGCAGAGGCCGCCCAGCGTGCGGTCAGCAGCAATCACTGCGCCGATGCTGGCACAGAGCGTGTCGAAAGCGGAGTCACGGGCCGAACCCTGCACGACCGCCTCGATCTCTGCCCGATGCTGGTAGTGGTAACGCAGCGGCGACAGCGTGACCTCGGGCTCCCCCGGTTCGCCGTCACGCAGGATCAGGAGGCCATCGGCAAGCACGCGTTCGGGCAGCACCTCTCCGCGCAGGGCGGTGGCGGGCAACGCCGAAAGCCGCGCGTGCAGCGCGGCGAGGATGGTTTCGCGAGGGGTGGGCATAGACGGCACTCTGATTGGGGGGCAACTTATGAATTGCCTTAAGGATGAATTCCCATCAGGTTCAGCCACATGCGCGTATCCGACATGATGAAGCCCGATGGGCGAGTATTTCTGAAGAGCGAATGGGGCCAGATCAGCGATGATTGGCCTTGCGTATCCTTTACCAAGCGGTCGGTTGGCGACCGGCTGAGGCGGGAGTTCGTGGCCGGAAGGGACATTCTCATTTATGTTGGCACTACCAGCACTGAGATGACCCGCCTGCCAGAGCATCGCAGTCGCCTGATTTCCGCAGTCGCCATCGAGCCAAACCAAATCCTCGAGACGCGCAAGATCGTGCCTCCGGATATCTGGGCGAACTCAAATGCCCAATGGGGCGACCGCTGGCCGCATTCGATGGCAGTCGTGGCCGCCGCCAACATGGTCGGACCTCCCTATCCGCCCGCACACGGTGTGATCCCGACCGCATACCGATCTTTCTCTGAGATCGCCAACAGAGGTGACGTCGTTGAAGCGGTCGACGTGGAGCGGGATGCGGTTATGGCTCTCGAGATCGACCCCATCGCACTTACCCTTCGAGAAGACGTGCAGGCCTATCTGGAACTTCGTAGCAGCGTGTCCAAGGAGATTGACTCGTCGGTAAAGCAGGACGCGTATCGCATGGCGATGCTGATCATCGAGCGTGCCAAAAGCGGCGGTGAGATCGGAGTGAAGATCAATCCTCTACGGTCAGCCCCTAATCTCTCCGAACTGAACGCACTCCTCATTCGCAAGTGGGGCGAACAGGCAGGGCAATGCGCGCTGTGTGGCGGCGCGCTGACCGTTGGTGGCGGGAACAAGATGCTGCAGCCGTCCGCAGACCGCACCGACAGTGCAAACGGCGCATACGACGACGCAAATACTGCAATCACGCACCTCGCGTGCAATCTTGCGAAAAACAAGTACGGCATGGATGACTTCGAGGACTGGTTGTCAGTCCTAAGGGGTGTCGATCTTCAACCCGGTGGCTGATCGAAATGGCCTCGCAGGCTCAATGCTATGTGATTCTCCCTTCCACCCAGTTCGCCACGATCAGCCCCGGCACACCGTCCACAGCCCGTTCGGCATCCCGCGCCAGATCCAGCCGCTTCGGCAGCTTGACCTGCGGCACCAGCAGGAAAATCGGCGCGGTCACGACGCCCCGGCCGGTTTTCGACCGGGACGCCACGGCGCGACCCTTGGTGTTCAGCCGCCCTTCCGCCACCAGCAGGCTCGGTCCCCGACGGCGATAGACAAAGCGCAGCCGCAACCCCGTCCGGCGTTCCCATTCGCCGGGGGTGATCCGGCCGCCGCGCGTGGACTTGCCGGCCGCTGGCGTAGGGATCGCCAGCCAGAAGCCGTTTTTCGAACGGATCAGCGGGCCGGTGTCATGTGCGCCGATGATCACCGGGGCGTTGGACCAGACCAGCGCCGCCGCGTTCAGACTTTCGCCAGATTTCGGAAAGCTGGCGGAGCGGATCGAGTTTGCGAGGCGCGTGCCCAGCCCCGCGCCGGTGATCTGGCCGCGCCATGCGGATTTCAGGTCGGTCCCGGCCTCGCGCATCGCGGCGGTAACAGCGCGTTCCCCGGCCGCGACCTCGGCCGCCATCAGAGCGACGATATCGGGGTCGATGGCGAGCTTCAGTTTCATGCTGGCCTCAGATCGAAAGTCCAGACGAGCCGCTCGCGATCACGGACGGGCTCGCCCTGAATGAGGAATGCCTCGCCGTCGATCTCGATGCGGTCACCGGGGCGCGGGTTCGGCACCTCGGCCACACGCAGGTCAATCCGGGTGGTTTCCGACCAGAGCCGCGCATCACCGAAGTCGGTGACGGCATCGGCACGCCGGGCGACGACGCGCACCAGAACGGGCGCGCCGCCGTCGGCAATGTAGACCGCGTCGCGCCCCATGTTCGGATCGGCGAAAAGCGCGCCAACGGCAGCGGCGAAGGCGCTCATCAGAACGCGCCGTTCAGACGCACCCGGCCGATCAGGTCGGTGGCCCCGCCCGCCACGGCCTCGGTTGCAACGCCGATCAGGGTGTTCGATGTCAGGGTCTTGGTGGTCTGCTTGGCGGTGTTGTCCCAATAGATCCTGTCGCCCGCGGCCCAAGCCTGCGAGGCGACCTTCTTGAGATCGTAGACGCCGACGAGGGCGGCCTCGACGGCCTCGCCCAGGGCGGCCGTACCAGCGGCCACGCCGAAAATGGAACCCACAAGCAGGCCATCGCCGGATGTGACGGCATAGGGCGCGGTCAGAGTGATGGTCTTGCCGGGCTGGACGTAGTTTTTCATGATGGGGCTCCTTTGGGAAAGACGAAGGGCGGCCCGTCTGGACCGCTCGCGTGTCAGGGTTCAGGATGCGCGCGTTACGCGCCGGGGTTCTTGTAAAGGCCGCGCCAGTCGATGGCCTTCGCACCGAAGTCGAGGCGGCACTTGATCTCGACCCCATCGACATCGAAGCCATTGCGGGTTTCGACATAGGCACCCTGTTGGCCTTCCAGATAGGCGTATTCGATGGTGTCGATCTGGTTCGGGTTCGCCGCCAGATACCAGGCAGTCGGGCTGGCGGCATCAAGGCGGGGCTCGCTGATGGGCGAGAGGGTCCGGATCGACTGCGGCACCACCTTGGCGCTGTCGGCGGGGACGAGGTTCTGCGCCACCAGCTGCTCGGCCTTGAGTTCCAGCGCCGCCGGCACGATCAGGAAGGCGGGGCGGATGTTCAGCACGGTCTTCTTGTCGAAGCCGGTCTGCAGCGCCATCGCCGCCCGGGCCGCCCCCACCGCATCGACCGCCAGCGCCGTGCCGGTCCCGGCCAGGTTCTTGTGGGTGGTGTGGAACAGCGCGTTGCCGTCGGCCATGGCCGGGTTGGCGGTGATGATGCCCCAGACCACGTCCGATTCCAGCTGCGCGATGGAGTTGCCGTACATCGCCGGGATCCGCGTGAAGGCATCCAGATCGTCGTTGATCAGGGTCTGGCGGGTGATCGCAACCACCCGGCCATAGGTCTTGACCTTGTAGCTTTCCTTGCTCTCGCCGAGCGTCCCGCGCTTGAACTCGCCGCTTTCGCCCACTTCCAGCAGTTGCGGGGCCTCGCCCAGCTGTACCCGGTTCATCGCCTTGAAGTCGGTGGCGAGCACCTGGCGGCAGAACAGCATGAAGGTGCGGGGATAGGTCTCGTAGGCCTGCCGCAGGGTCTTGTTGGTGACGGCGGACAGGATCTCGGGGAAGTCGGAGGTGGAATGCAGCGAGCGCGTTGCAACCTCGTCGCGCGACAGGCCGCGCGTGTTCACCCCGGCATTGGTCAGGCTTTCGCGGGCCAGTTCCAGCAGCGACATGCCGCGGTACTGGCGGGCAGAGTCGTCCAGCGGGAACAGCGTCGGGCTGTAGCGGTGCAGCAGCGCGTTGGCCACGGCGTCGCGGCGGGTCACGCGTTCGTCCCGACCGCCGAGCGGGATCGAGACATGCGGGAAGGTGCGGGTCTCGTCCGATTTCGCGGCGACCTGGTCGAGGATCAGGCGGCGGGATTCATCGACGGTGACGCCGCGCTTGACCAGATCCTCGGCAAAGCCGCGCTCGAGGTTCAGGCGGCCCGCCAGATCGTAGATGGTGGAGACGCGGTCGCGTTCACCCTCGCGCGCCCGGGTGGCGATGGCTTCGGTGTCGGGGGCGGCAGGCGGTTCCGGCATGCGCGAGGCAGGCGGTTCGGAGAACGCCGGGGGCGCGACAGATTGTTGGCGGGTCTCATTGCTGGCGGGGACATCTCCGGCCACGGTAGTCGTGTTCTCAGGCATGGATGCCTCCTTTTGCTTGCGGATATCGATGATCTCGATGGGAAAGCTGGCCTGATCGGCAGCGCGCACCTGCGCGCGGGGATCGGCGGGAACAGTCACGAAGCTGACCTCGAGCGGGGTCCAGCGCTCGACGATGCGTTGCTCGACCTCGCCCTTGGCTGTCGGCTCGACCACCTTCACTCTCTCGATGGAATAGCCGACCGAGACGTTGCGGATGATGCCGTCGCTGATCAGGCCGAACATACGATCAGCCGCCTGATCCAGCCCTTCGCGCGGGAAGCGGATGGTGGCCTTGCCTTCCTTGCCTTCGATCCAGGCGCGCTCGACCACACCCACCTGCGAATGCGAAGACCAGACCGAATGGCTGTCGAGCGCCGGGGCCCCGGCGTTGAGGCGCGTCAGGTCCACCGCGCGGTCGCTCACCTCAAGGATCTCGTCGAAGGGCACCGAGGTGTCCCAGCCGGTCCAGCGTCGCCGTCGAACGGCCGCGCCGGTGGTGAAGACCACGTCGACCGAGCGCGCCTCGGTGTTGACGGTCGCGGGCAGGATGGGCGCGCGCCGCAGCTGCATCGGAAGGGCGACCGGGGCCGCCATCATCGTGTCGGGCATGGCCCTAGTTCTCCTCTGGGTCGGATTGGGGTTCGGCCGTGTCACTGTTCGGCTCGCTGGCGGGGTCACTGGTCTGGGCGCTGCCGGTTTTCGTGACACGGCGCGGGTCGCTGTCGAGAACCAGCCCCAGCGCGTCGAGCTTGGCATTGGTCGCGGCGATTTCCGCCAGCACCGCGTCGGGGTTGCGACCCTGACGGGCGATCACCTCGGCCAACGTCATGGTGCCGGACCGGATCGACAGCAGGTTCGCCATCGCGTCCTTCTGCGGATCGACCGCTTCGAACTTCGGCGGCGACCATTCGACCGGCACATCCGGTGTCGGGATCTGGCCCGCCGCCCATGCCGCTTCGGTGAACCAGCGCCAGACCGGGGCGCAGAACATCGGGATGAACAGCTGCCATTGCACAGCGTCGATCTGGCGGCGGAACTCCACGAGCCCGGCCCGGATCGAGGAATAGTTGACCTGGCTGAGATCGCCGGTCAGCAATTCATAGGGTACCCGGAACCCGGCCGAGATCGTGTGCAGGCTCGCCCGCTTGTATTCGCCATAGCCGCCCGTGGCTGACGGCTGGTTGAAGCGGATGTCCTTGCCGCCCCGCGCATAGGCAATCAGCCCCGGCTCGAACTGCTCGACCCGGTTGCCATCAGCGTCGACCACGGTGGGTGCGATACCTTGCTGGGATTCGTCGTCGCCGAAGACGATGGCGGTGACGCAGGCCTCGGTCTTCTTGCGGACCAGTTCGGCCACCTCGTAATCGTCGAGATCGCGCAGGGACCGGATCACCGGCGCGCCCCAAGGCACGCCACGCGCCTGCGTGCGCTGCTTTTCATAGACATGGGCGATTTCGGTCGCAGGAACCGGGCGGCTGTCGAGACCACCGCGCAAGGCACCGTGCGCGTCGCCGGGGTGTTCGGGATGCAGCCAATAGGCCCGGCGTTTTCCGACCGGGTCGAACTCGATCCCCTGCACGATACGACCCGCGCCAACGTTGCTGGACTTGGTGGCGTCGAGGAAGTCCGCCTCCAGCACCTGCAATTGCAGTGGCACGGCCAAGCCATCGCTGGCCCGCCGCAGACGGCGGCGCACCAGAACCTCGCCCGCCTCGACCATCTCGCGGCAGATCAGCGTCTGCAAGCCGTAGAAATCCAGTTGGCCATCGGCGTCGCACTCCGCCGTCCAGCGCTCAAAGAGCGCATCGACCTTGCGGTCCAGCTTGTCATCGCCGCTGGCGGCACGGGGCATGATTCCCGAACCGACGATGTTGTTCACCAGCACAGCCACCGCCTTGGCCGCATGCGGGTTGTTGCGCACCAGATCGCGCATCCGGTCTCGCAACAGCGCACCGGCCACGCCGATTTCGGTGTCGGCCGAGGATCCCGGTGCGCGCCAGCCGTCCGTCCGCCGCCCCTTGGACGCGCCATCATAGCCGCGCGTCAGGGTCTCAAAGGCTTGTCGTGCCAGCACGCGCCGGGCCGCCATGCGCGGGGCGACCGAGGCGATGGCATGGTCCATCCAGTTCGCGGGCATCAGCGATCCCCGCGCGAGAAGCCAGCCAACCCGGCAATCGGCAGCGGCCGCGCGGTCCCTGCGATGGCGCGTTCAATGGTCCGGATGCGGCCCAGCAGATCCTCGGCCGAGCCGTAGTCCACCGACTTGCCGTCATAGCTGACCCGGGTCGTGCCGCTGGCATAAGCCCGGCGCAGGGCCGCAAGTTCGGTTTCCGTCCAGTCAGTCATCAGAAGTTATCCGTCTTGGTCAAGGAGCCGCGTCGGCCCATTTTCGGTCATCTCGGATCAGTGCGTTGGCAAGGATTAGGAGCTTGCGCATCACCGCCGTGATGGCGAGTTTGGCTGGCTTTCCCGCGCTGCAGAGCCGCTGGTAGATCTGGCCGAGCTGCTGGTTGTGCCGGATGGCGACCAGCGCCGGCATGTAGAGTGCCTTGCGCAGTCCGCGACGACCGCCGCCGATGCGCGACCTCCCTTTCCATACGCCTGACTCGCGGGTGATCGGGGCGAGCCCGGCGAGGCTGGCGGCCTCCTTGCCGTCCAAGGTGCCCAGTTCGGGCATTTCGACGATCATCGCGACAGCCGCGACAGGGCCGATTCCAGGAACCGACATCAGGATCCCGAAACGATGCGCGAGCCCGGGATCGTTCGCGACGAGGCGCTGCAACTCGGTGTCGATCTGCGCGATCTGGCTTTCGACCTGCTTCAGACGCGCGCGGAGCTGGGCCAGGACAACCTTGTTGCGCGCGCCATGCAGTCGGTTGCGGCATGCCGTGCGATCCTTGACCAGACCGATGCGGGCGATGTGCAACTCCCTGATTTCATGCATGCTGTCGGTGCGAACAGGTTTGGCATCGAGATCGAGCACCGCCCCCATCCGTGCGAGCATGGCAGCATCGACGCGGTCGGTTTTGGCACCATACCCCGCAGCCTGGGCAAACCTGCGCGCGCGACCGGGGTTCACCTTGACCAGTGCATGGCCCGCGGTGTCCAGAACCCCCTCCATGTCGCGATGGTAGCGCCCGGTCTACTCGTAGACGACACGGACGCGAGTCTTGCCGATCCAGCGGCGCAGGGCTGCCAGCCCTGCCTTGTCATTGCCGAACCGGATGTGTTTGCCGTCGGAAAGACGGTGGATGTCGAGTGTGTCTTTGGAAATGTCGACGCCGATGGTATCGTGCATTGCCTTTCGTCTCCTGTGCTTGTCGTACGGGGCAATGCCGTGGCATCCCCCACCTATCCGTTCAGGACATGCGAAAGGCGGGGGCGATCCAACTTCTGACCGGTCCTTGGGAACCTCCATCCTTTCGACCCGTCCCCCGCCGCTCTCCGGCATGTATGAGGTGCCGGAGAGCGGCTCCCGTATCGCACAGGAGCCGGGACGATTCTTAAGACAACCATCCTCCGCGTCGGCCAAGCCAGTCCGACTGCCGTTTTCCCTGGGGTGCGGCTTGCGGCCGGTTGACCCGCCCCGCGCCATCGATTTCCGTTGGCGCCGCCCCAAGCTGATCCTCGAGGTCGCGCCATTTCTCGTCGGTCCAGCGATCCGCCCCCGCGATCCAGGCGGCGGCGCGCGCATAGACCCGGCAATCCAGCGCCTCGTTGCGTTCGCGCAGCTTCTGCCATTCCAGCCGGGCAAATCCGCGCTTGGTGCGCACCGTCACCAGCTGCTCGGCCACGAACTGCTTCAGCCATTCGTTCTCGACCCAATGCGGCAGATGCACCGAGCCGGGCGGAAACGCCGCGCCCTCGGCCATGTCCTCTTCGGTCGGCCGTTCAAGCCGCAGGAAGCGATAGGTCTCGGCCTTGAAGGTCGACACCGCCACGGTCCAGAGCCGCGCGCCCCGCCGCAGGCGTTTGCCGCCTTCGGTCGCATCCACGAAGGTCGGCCCCGACACCGGGCTCGACCGGTTGAACCCTTCAACGCCCTTGACTGGCGACACCTGTCCAAACCCCTGCGCCCGCGACCAGGAATAGACCGCCGGGGCTTCGTAGCCGGTATCGATGGCAAGACGCGCGATGCGCAGATGCGCGCCGCGTTCATGCGGCCAGGACCGGTCCAGAAGCGTGGTCAGTTCCGACCACGCGTCGTGCCGGTCCGGCCCACCCTCGATCACCACGTGATCGACGAGCCAGCTCTCCAACCCGCGACCCCAAGCCCAGACGTCGACCTCGATCCGGTCCTTCTGCACATCGGCCCCGGCGGTCAGGAACAACCCGCCCGCTGGAACAGTGCCGGATTTCCAGCGCTCGCGCCGGTCGTAGAGCCTTTGCCAGTCAGGGGCTTCGCCTGTCTCGACCCATGTCTCGCCAAGGATCGTGTTGCGGAACGCCTTGATCGCCTCGTCCGACCCTTGGGCCGCTTCCCATGACCGCACGATCCGCTCCCAACTCAGCCAGCCGATCGGCGAGTAAAGCGCCGAGAGGTGATACCCGACCGTGGTCGGATCGGCGGCAACGGCCGTCGCCCGCCATTCGCCGCCCTCCAGCATCGCCGTCTTGTGATGTTCGCCGATGGGCTGATCGCAGCCCTCGCAGTGATACTCCGCTGTCTCCGGGCGGCCCTTCTGCCAGCGCAGCCGGTCGAACTTCAGCCATTGCATCGCGCCGCAATGCGGGCACGGCACAAAGAACCGGCGCTGGTCGCTGGCCTCGTATTCTCGTTCGATCCGGCTCAGCCCACGGATGGTGGGGGTCGAAACCAGAAACACCTTTCGCCTGTGCGCGAACGTCAGCGAACGGGCCTCGGCCAGCGTGACCGGATCGCCTTCCTCGTCGGCCGAGGCCGGATAAGCATCGACCTCGTCGAGGAAGATGTAGCGCGCCGGGGTCGAGCGCAGGCCCACCGCCGAGTTTGCCCCGGTCATGATCAGGATGCCGCCCGCGAATTCCTTGGACAGCATCGTGTTGCCCGCGTCGCGGGATCGCGCTGGCTTCACCCGTTCCCGCAGATCCGGGCTCTCGTCGATCAGCGGGTCGATCCGCTGGCGCGAGTTGCGCTTGGCCAGTTCCACGGTCGGCTGGACCGCCAGCATCGGGCCCGGCGCCTGGTGGATCGCGAACCCGATCCAGTTGTTGCCCGCCTCGGTCGCGCCGACCTGTGCCGCCTTCATGAATACGATGCGCTGCATCTCGTCGCCGGGCGACAGCCGGTCCATGATCTCGCGCATGTAAGGCGTGCGCGCCGTGCGATAGCGCCCCGGTTCCGCCGAGGCCCGTCCCGACAGCATCCGATGCCGGTCCGCCCACTGTGAGACGGTCAGGTCCGGATCTGGCGTCAGCCCCGCGCCCCAGGTGCGCAGGATTTCCGCCGCGCCGTCGAAATCGGTAAGGTCGTCGCCAGTTTCACCGGAAATCGGGCCGGACCTCGGCAAGCTCCTCGAGGTGGGCACGGACATGTTTTTCCAAGGCCTTCTGCATTGCGGCCGGTTCCACGCCCAGTTCCGCCGCCATCAATGCCGACGACCGCGCGGGCCAGTTCACCCAAGCGTCCCGCACCTCCCGCGCCAGCCGGAACACCAGCGACAGCGCGCGTGCCCGCTCGATCAATTCCCCCTTCAGCTTTTGCAGCCGGATCCGTCGCTCCTGCGCCTTCAGAACCTCATTGGCGGTTTTCGCCTGCAGGTAGGTTGTGCCGCCCCCGACCGCAGGCACCGCCAGACCCTGCTCGCGGAGCGTATCGCCGACGGCAGCAACGGCCGCCTCGGGCACCGGCTTCAGCTTCGGTTCGGGAGGTTTCCGGGTCTTCGACGGGTCGGTCGTTTCCGACCGGCGCACGTCGCTGGCGGCCGCGTTGATGCTGCCATCGGCGAACAGGACCAGTCGTTCGGCCGTCTTCGCCTTCTGGATCGCGCCCCGCGACAGGCCGACGTGCGCGGCGTACTGGCGCTCGCTCATGCCCTGCATTGACGGCTCCGATTATCATTCAAGATCATGCTCTTATCTCGTTGATAGGCATCGCGGACAGAGCGAACGTCCTTTCAGCAGGACGATGCAACTCACTTGGGAGCCACCAAAATGACCCGCCGCGCACAGGACAACACAAAAGCCCTCGACGCCTTCCTCGCCGCCAAGTTCGAGATCGACGCGATGCTGGAACGCCTCGCCACCCTCAGCGCCGACCACTTCGAGACCAGCCCCGACGAAATCCATTGGGGGCACGTCGGCACCCTGAACCACTACCGCGCAAAGCTGCGCGAGATCACCGACAGCGCCTTCAAGGAAGGCGAACACGCCATCTGACCACCCGCGACGCCAGAACCCCGCCGCGCGCCCAGCGCGGCTTTGGGTCGTAGAAGGGTTGCGAAGGTCGCGGCCCCGAGAACGGAGACGACCCCATGCCTCAGATCCAGCTGACTGATACCCAAACCGTCATCCTTTCGGCGGCCTGCGCGCGCGACGATGGCGCAGTCTTTCCCGTCACCGCCAAACTGAAGGGCGGCGCCGTCGGCAATGTCTGCAAGAGCCTCCTGAAGCTCGGGCTGATCGAGGAAATCCCCGCCAGCGACCTCAACACCGTCTGGCGGCACGACGAGGAGCGCGGCCCGATCACCCTTCGCGCGACGCCGCTGGCACAGAACACGCTCGGGATCACAGAGCCCGAGGCCACCACGACACCAGCCGAAGTCGCCACCGCACCGGTCCAGCGCCGGAAAGGCACCAAGCAGGAAGCCCTGATCGAAATGTTGCGCGCGCCGGGCGGCGCCACCATCGAGGAGATCGCCACCGCGCTCGAGTGGGCGGCCCACACGGTCAGGGGGGCCATGGCTGGCCCCCTGAAGAAGAAGCTCGGGCTCGAGGTGACCTCCGAGAAAGTCGAAGTACGCGGGCGGGTCTACACCCTGAAGTAGGTAACGCAACCCTCGACGCGCATCGAAAAAGGCGCTATATTCGCACCTAATTCGATGCGCGTCGGGAGGCCAGTCATGAACATCACCAAGGACATCAGCCCGCTGACCGAGTTCAAGCGGGATTCGGCGCGTCTGATCGCGCAGATAAAGGAGACCGGTCGGCCGCAGATCCTGACTGTGAACGGCAAGCCTTCCGTCGTCGTGATGGATGCCGCCGCGTGGCAAGAAATGCAGGACCAGCTCGACTATGCCGAAACCGTCGCGGGGATCCGCAAGGGTCTGACGCAGGCCATTGCCGGTGAAGGCACCGATGCCGGCACATTCTTCGACGGCCTCGCCCAGACGAAATGAACGCTCCTCTGCCGGTGATCATCACGCCGAATGCGGCGGATGATCTGACAGCGTCATGGACCTACCTGCGGGATCGCAACCCGAGGGCGGCGGACGAATGGCTGGCGGGCATCCGGGACACCATCCTTGCCCTCGGTACGATGCCGGAAGCTCATCCGATTGCCCCGGAGTCGCGTGAATTCGATTTGGCCGTCCGTCGCGCGCTCTATGGAAAGGCGACGCGATGGAGGATCTACTATGCCGTCATCGACGGTGCGGTGCGGGTTCTGCATGTCCGCCACGGCCGCCGGAGCGACTGGCAACCCTGAATGCAATCGATGTAATGAAGCCACTTCGCTCGGTGCGAAGATTGCTTACTGCATCGACAGCAGATCGCGCGCCGCCGCCTGCAGGATGTCCTGCGCCATACGGGGCTCGCAGGTGTAGATGCCGCCCGGTTCAGGGTCGCCGACATTGTCTTCGAACCATTGCCGACCTTCGTCCGAGATCGGACGCAGGACCACGATGGTCCCGTGGTTGTTGATTTCGATGTGTTGCCAGTGCCAAGGCTAGCATCCGTCGCCCGGCACCGCCAGCGGGGTCAGAGGCGACGCCATCGCTCGAACAACCGCCGCAAGGCGTAACTGCGGCCGAGCGAGACGATTGTGAACACCGCGCCCATCTTCAGGTTCTGAGCCAGCGTCGTGTGCAGCCCGAAGACCGGGAAGATCAGGATCTGCGTTGCCACCGCGACGCCGTAGCCGACGATTACATTGGCGATCGACTCGACCAGCGACATGAGGCGCGACTGCTTCATGCCGCCACCTCATCCATCGGCCAGCAATTCAGCCGCCAAAGTTCGCAGCGCATACGCCGCAACCAAGGGGACCACGCCGTTGCCGCAGAGGCGAAGCCGGTCCACCCGGTGGGCCAGCCCATCAGCGCCTCGACGAACAGCGGGTTCAAGGTCCGGCGCACATCGCAGGTATTGCTCCCAACTATCGGCGTCGCCAGGACCTGGCGGCCAAGCAGACCGTTCACCGGCGTGTTCGCCAATGTGGTCGCCCCATCCTTGTGGTCCCGCGCTGTCGGCGTCATCCACATTCCGGCCGCATGAGTCAGGTCCGCAGTCCGCCGGTTGCCCGCGCTCGGCTTGCACCCGTCGTTTGCCATCGGCGTCGGCCAGTCGCGCGCCATTCGGTCCAGACCCTTTTCGTCCTTCCGCTCGCCACCCCGGCTGCGAAAGCTGTCGATCTGCGGCGTCGGCCATAGGGCTGCCGTCGTCGCCAGATTCATCCCGTGCTGCCCCGCTTCCTGCGAGGGCGTCGGCTTCGTCTGCCGGTTCTCGTTGGCGCTGGCCCGGGGCGTCGGCCAGAGCCGCAGCAGTTCCGTCCGGTTCCCGCCACTCGACCGGGTGCCAGAGCAGGCGCGCGGGGTCGGCCATGTCGTCGTTTTCGCGGATGGCAAGGATGAACAGTCGCTCGCGCTTGTGGGGCGCACCGACTTCCGCCGCCGTGAAGAGGCCTGCCGCAAGGCGGTAGTATCCGTCTTGGTCAAGCGGGTCTGTCGGCCCATTTCCGGCCGTCGCGCAGCAGCGCATTGGCGAGGAGGACGAGCTTGCGCATGACGGCGGTGATCGCGAGCTTTGGTGCTTTGCCGCTTTCAAGCAGCTGCTGGTATTTTCGCTTGAGGTCTGTGTTGAAGCGGATGGCGACGAGGGCGGGCATGAAGATCGCGGCGCGCAGGCTGGCGCGTCCGCCGCGGATCATTTCCTTTCCCTTCCACTTGCCCGAACGGCGCGTGAAGGGTGCCAGCCCGGCGAGGCTCGCGGCCTGTTTCGGCTCGAGGGTGCCGAGCTCCGGCATCTCGATCAGCAGCATGCACGCGGTCACGGCGCCGATGCCGGGAATAGAGGTCAGGATGTCGAGACGCTCGGCCAGGGCGGGGTCCGCTGCGATCAGGGTGGAGATGGTTTCGTCAACTTCGGCAAGCTGCTTCTCGATGATGGCCAGCCGCGCCTTCGCCTGGCGGCGGATCAGGCTGATCGCTGCTGTTTCAGCACGGTTTCCTGCCGCCGTCCGATCCTTGATCAGCGCCAGCCGCGCGACGTGCAACTCCCTCAGTTCGTTCATGAGTTCGCCACGAACCGGCCGCGGCGGCAGGTCGAGTGCGAGCCCCATCCGCGCCAGCAGCATCGCATCCACCCGATCTGTCTTGGCCTGCGTGCCAGTGGCCTCCGCGAAGCGCCGCGCCTGGCGAGGATTGACCTTGACCAGCGCATGTCCCGCCTTTGCGAGCGCTTCCTCCATTCCACGATGATAGGGGCCGGTCGGCTCGTAGACGATCCGCAGTCCTTCGGTGTTGCCGATCCATTTCAGCAAGGTCTTGAACCCGGCCTTGTCGTTTCCGAAAGAGTTGTGTTGCCGATCCGAGAGCCGGAACGCGTCCAGCCGGTCTTTCGAGATGTCGATGCCGATGATATCCTGCATCCGTCTTTTCCTTACCTCTGCTTGTCATGCAGGCCCGAAGCCCTGCTATCCGTTCAGGTCATGAGAAAAGACGGGGGCGATCACACTACCGCACGGCCCGCAACGGCCGACCCATTCTCGATCCGTCCCCCGCCGCTGCCCGGCATATTTGGGGTGCCGGGCAGCGGCTCCCTTATCGCAAGGAAGCCGAGGGAAGTCATAAGACAAGCCCATGCCGACCAGTCCGCGGGCGACTTCGGGGAAGCCGAGGCGGAGATGATGGGCGACATTTTCAAGGAAGACGAAAGGCGGTTCAACCTCGGCGATGATGCGGGCGACATGCGGCCAGAGATGGCGTGGATCCTCGCTGCCGAGCCGTCGGCCTGCGACGGAGAATGGCTGGCACGGATAGCCCGCAGTGATGATATCCACCGCGCCGCGCCACGGGCGGCCGTCGAAGGTTCCAACGTCGTCCCAGACAACAGCCTGATCCAGGGACGCGTCTTCCATCCGCGCCACGAGAGTGGCTGCGGCGAAGGTTTCCCGTTCGACATGGCCCACAGCACGATATCCGGGAAGGGCGATGGTGAGTCCGAGGTCGAGACCGCCCGCGCCGGAGCAGAGGGAGAGGCCGAAGAGGCATGCGTCTGCCGTTCCGGAAGCGGGTCCGGAGGAAGATAAAGCCAGGTCATGCATGTCACGCGGCGGCTTCGGGTTGGGTTTCAGACGTGGCGGGGACATCCCCCAGTCGCTCGGTTCTCACCTGCGCAAAGGTTTGGCCATCGCCGTCTAGGATCGCGTCACGGCCGGTGTCGGCTTGCCAGCGTTCGACGGCGACGTCGATGTACGCCGGGCTGATTTCCATCGCGAACACGCGGCGGCCATTCGCTTCGCCAGCCATGATCTGCGAGCCGGACCCGCAGAACGGCTCATAGCAAAGCCCGCCCCGCGCAACGTGCTGCCGCATCGGGATCCCGAAGGCGTCGAGGGGCTTCGGCGTCGGGTGGTCGGGACGTTCATCCTTGGCAAAGCTGGGCAGCGCCCATGTCGATGGCAGCGTTTCTTCGGCCACCTTCGGCGGGCGGTTCGGGCGGCGCCAGCCCATGAAGCAAGGCTCGTGCTTCCAGAGATAGTGCGACCGGGTCAGAACCCCGCGGTCTTTCACCCAGATGATCTGCTGATGGACGAAGGCCCCCGCCTTTTCCCAGCACGCTTCCAGCATCGCCTGGCGACGCGAGGCGTGCCAGCAATACCACGCAGCATTTTCGGCGATGGCTTCCGCGACGGCGGCCGCGATGAAGCCGTCGTAAAGCTCGGCCCCCTGCGAACTGTCGTCCCAGGTGGTGCCGTAGGACGCCGACCAGTCCTTGTTGCGGGTCGGGTGGTTCGAGCCGTCATAATCCACAAGATATGGCGGGTCAGTTGCGAACAGGATCGCCCGCTCGCCATTCATCAGACGGCGCACGTCGGTGGCGCTGGTGCTGTCACCGCAAAGGAGCCGGTGGTCGCCAAGAATCCACAGGTCGCCGGTGCGCGAGGCCGGATTGCGCGGTGGTTCGGGGATGGTCACCGGAGGCACCGAGCCCCCGGTGCCACCTTCTTGCCCGTCCCCTTCCGGCACAAAGGCCAGCAGCTTGTCCAACTCACCGTCGGAGAAGCCGACCAACGACAGGTCGAAATCCTCGGCAAGCAGGTCGTTCAGTTCCGCCGAGAGCAACGCCTCGTCCCAGGTACCGAGTTCCGTCAGCTTGTTGTCCGCAATGCGATATGCTCGGCGCTGCGCCTCGGTCAGATGCCCGAGTACGATCACCGGCGCTTCGGTCAGACCTAGTTGCGTTGCCGCCAGCACCCGGCCATGCCCCGCGATCAGCTCGCCGTCCTCGCCGACGAGGCAGGGCACGGTCCAGCCGAACTCCGCCATGCTGGCGGCGATCTTCGCGACCTGGTCCGCGCCATGCGCCTTGGCATTGCGGGCATAGGGCTGCAGCTTGGCCAGCGGCCACACCTCGATCCGATCCGGGGCAAAGCTCAGCGTCATAAGCGGGTCATTCCTCGGATCAGGGTGGAAACCCCTGGCTTCCGGACTAAGGGGTCCAGACTGGACTCCAAGCGGGGTCCAGTGGCCACCTGGGGTGTCCAGCATCAAGGGTTTGAATTTGCAGTGTTTCAGGCGGGTTCAGGCGACGCTGGCTTCCGGGTGGCTTCCCAAAAATCCGGCCCTGTCGCTAGCGATGTGCCGCGCTTCGCCCGCCAGCATACGATTATTGCCAGGAAGGAACCGCCAACTCGCCGGGGCTGGACCCCGACCGGACTCTCGCTGGATACCGGAAGCCAGTTGCCTCCTGCCCCGCGCGCTCCTCTCCCGAGCATATCAACTTTCTAGCCCGGGAGAGGGCTTTCTGTCCCTTCGAAAACTGTCCGCCGGACAATTTTCTATCTGGCGCGAGGGGTTACGCGCCACTGGCCAGTTCGATCACCCGCTGCTTCGACAGGTTGCGGTTGAACCGCCGCTTGTTGAGGGTGAGGGCGATCACCGCGAGGCCGAATTGCCAGTGCTGATGCGCGGCGGATCGGTGCAGCCCCGCGGACCAGCAGATCTCCTTCCACCGCTCGCCGTGGGCTTTCATCCAGACGATGCGACCGTCCACTGGCTCGAGGCAGGCGGTCCACGTCAGGGTTTCCTCCATGCGGCTGATCGCCTGCGGCGAGGGAAGCACACGCATCGGTTTGGGTTCCTGCCCGACTTTGTCGCCAAAGCTGTGCAAGACCGCAGGCCAGGTGCTGAAGTAACCCTGCCTGCGGGGCTCGGGCAGACGCTTCAGGACGAAGGCGGCTTCGGCCAGGCGTTCCTCGACCAGCGCGGGGGTCCAGACGGTCATCGCTGCACCTCCCGCCCGCTGGTGGCCGGGCCATAAAGCTTCTCGCCAAGCTGGCGCACCAGTTCCCGTTCGGGCCAAGTCAGGCGGTGATCGTCGAGGGCGACGGCCAACACGCGCTGTTCGCGCCAGCCATCACGCTTGACCTCATCGGGGTTCCGACGACGGCCGCCATAGCCTTTCGGCATGAAACGCATCCCGGTCATCGCAGGCCCCCCTTGGTCTCGAGCGCCCAGAACAGGATCGCGATGGCATCAGCCTCGTTGTCATCGGCGGGACTGAAGCCCCTTGCCAGGGCCGCGGCAATCATCGCCGCCTTGTCGGCGTTGCCCTTGCCGGTGGCGTGGCGCTTGATCGTGCCGACCGGGACGCCCTCGTAAGGCACGCCCCGCAGTTCCGCCCATGCGGTCAGAGTGGCCATCAGCCCACCATAGACATGGGCGGCATCGGTGGCCGCGTGGCGACGGACTTCTTCGAACCAGATGGATGCGATGGGCCCCGAGAGACGGTCCAGCTCGCCCAACCAGTTGGTGAACCGCAGATAGCGCATGCCACCACCATCGAAGCGACCGGGACGGAAGGAGACGGTGCCAGAAGTGATCAGCCCGTCGATGCCATGCAGCGCCCATCCCGTCGTGGTGCCAAGGTCGAGGGCCAGCAGGGTGCGACCAGACCGGACGCAGGTCGGCAGATCGGGGATGGCCACATGGGGTCGGGTGGCGAGTGTCAGGTCAGCCATGGGTGGTCTCCTCTTCTGGTTGGCTGCGTAGGGCTTGAAGGCGACGGTGGATTTGGAACTCGGCGTAAACGGGTCGGGGACAGACCACGCGCACGAAACCCCTGGGGGTGGGCGAGGGAGAACCCGCCTGCGGCGTTCTCCCCCACCCCCGTAGGGGGTGGTTTCACCCCCGAAACTCGAAACCCTCGTCAAGACACTGACAGAAAATAGGAATTCCAGTTTCGGGAGGTTAGGATCGGTTGATCCTGCCCAATCTGATTGCAGCGTAGCCGTTGTGGCATCCGCGCTATCCTGCAGGGGCAGTTTCGGAAGCGAGCCGAAACTGGTCACAACTGGACCCTGCGTGGTCCTGCGTGAGAATGGCGAGGCAGTCTCGGCAGCGGGGCCAATCTGGTTCAAACTGGCCTCCGCGCAATTCCGCGCGAAGCGATCTGCGGGCGCGATCATGGCCGATCCCCCTCGGGATAGACCCAGACATGCGGATTTTCGACCTCGAGGAGCGCACCGGTCTGCGGCGACTTGTAATGGGTGGGCAGCACCGCAACGCGGACGGGCGTGACTTCGCCGGTCTCCGGATCGACCTCCTCGCCGCCAGTGGGCATGACCATCCCCTCGACGCAGAGGTAGCCAAAGCGCGAGCGTGAAGGCCCAAGACCATACGGCGCCGCGTTGCGAACAAACTTGACGGCGCCCTTGGTGGCCTGCACGGCGATCCGGTCGCGGATGGCATCCTTGCCGCCCAGACCGCCCTTGTTCTCGAAGGCCTCGGCGAACTGGTTGACGGTGTAGAGCCGCCCCTCGGCCGCCTCCTCGAGCAGGATGGAGAGGATCACCTCCTGCTTGCGGACGCGCTCGGCGTCGTATTTCGCGCCAACCTCGGCGCGGACCAGGCGCTCGTTTATCGGGTTGATCTCGACCCACTGGCCGCCAACCTTGTCGATCAGCTTCGAGGGCAGCGCCGGGCCATTCCTGAGCTCGATCTCGAGTTTCCGCTCCGGTGCGTCCTCATCCGGCCGGTGCAGGATCAGGCCGGAGGTGTAAAAACCCCTGAGCGCGCTGGCCCCCGACAGGGCGAGGAACGGATCGTCCTTCAGTTGCTGCTTCGACAGCTTTCGCGTGTGATGGACCAGGATCACCCCGCAGGCGGGGTTGATGTAATCCCGCAGCACCTCGACCCGGTCCTTGAGGAAGAACATCATGGCGGTGTTGTCGTTTTCGCCGCCGCCGTCCGGGCCGCCGTCGAAAAGGTTGCGGATCGGGTCGATGCAGATGATGTCCGGGCCCACATCCGGAAAGGCCGCCTGGATGGAGCGCGCCACCCGGATGCTGCCCTCGGTGTCGAGCAGCAGCTTCAGCTTCGGCGTTGCTACGAAGGTGTCGCGCGCGGCGGCCAGAACCCTGGCGGGCAGCGCGATCTGGCCCAGCCGTTCGCGCAGGTAGTGATACTGGATCTCGGCCTGAAGGTAGAACACGCGCAGCGGGCGTGGCGGGGTGAAGCCGAGAAACGGCACCCCGGCAGCCATGTGGACAAGCCAGCTGATCGTCAGATCGCTCTTGCCGACCTTCGGCGCACCGCCCAGCACCAAAAGCCCGCCCGGCGTGAGCACACGGGGCGCGATGATGTCCTCGGGCATCGGGCTGCTATCATCCAGCAGTGCGCCAAGCGTGAAGGTGGGCATTTCACTGGGTGCCGGGGCTGCGCTGTCGAGGCGGACCAGTGCCGGACCATTCTTCTGCACATGTAGTTCCCAGAGCCGCTCGGACTCGCGTTGCAGGCGCTCGATCGGCCAGGAAGGCCGCAGCATGGCGGCGTTGTAGCCGCAGATCGCCTGCCAGCCCTCGTCCTTCGACATCCGGCCTTCATGGACCAGGCGGATGAAATGGCCGATCGCGGCCGATGCCCCCTCAAAACGGGACCAGTCGTCCTGCCCGCCCTCGCGTACTGGGGTCACCAAGACATCGTCGAGGCGGGGCTTGTCCGGGGTGACACTGCCGCTGGCGACCATCCCGGCCCCCGGCAAGGGCGGCATTTCGGCCACGCGCTCTGCGAACTCGTCGAGATCGACCTCGATGGAATGGTGCTCGCGGATTTGCACCAGGCGCTGATTGCCATGCTTGTGATAGACAGTGCCTGCCACCCTGATCGGCTGGTGCGCGGACCGAAAATGCGTGTCGCCGCCGACCTTCAGGGCAATCTCGCCCCGTAGACGGCAAAGGCTGGCCAGCGCCGCCCCCTCGGCGGGTTCGGTCATCTTCCACCAGACATGGAGCTTGCTGGCACCTTCGGACGTCCGCCCGCCGCTCTCGATGATCAGGGTGGGTTGACCCAGATGGCGCAGCAGATGGGCGAGCTTGGCGGGGATGTCGCCCGCGTCGAGATCGACGACCAGTGCCTGCATTTGCAGGACTTCGGCGGCTTTGGCCTGTCCTGCCCCGGCGACCGTGCCGGGGATCACATAGACGGCGGCCCCTTCGCGCCAGGCCCAGTTGGCGAATGTCGCAAGCTTGCCCGGTGCTGTGGCATCGGCGTCGATCCAGACGTTGTGCGGCCGGCCCTCCTTGCCCTGCCCCTTGTCGACAAAGCCTCGGACCGGGATCTGGCCCTCGCACCAGCCGAACACGACATCGAGGAACGTCGCGACCTGGACCGGGTCAGGCTCCACGCCAAACGGATCTTCGACCGCCGGGGCGTCGTTGAAATCCTGCCATGGGCTGAAGTGGATGATGTTGTCTTCGGTCATCCGGGCAGCCCCCAGCAGCGCGCAGCCCACGGACAGAAGCGGCATTCGAAGAAATCGCGACTGGTGGCGATGCGTGGCAGCAGTTCGCCCGCGTCGGTCGCCTGGAGGATCCGCACGCCCCGGTCCGACATGCGCTGCGCGAGCCCTGCATCGAAGGGCACAAGCTCGTGGTGCAGTTCGGCGGTGTCCTTGTTGATCGCTGTGAACAGCGCCGGATTGGCCGAAATGCCGGGGACCGCCCCTTCCATGTAGGCTTGGTAGAGCGCGATCTGCGCGGCATAGACTGGCTTGGCGACAGCGACCCCGTCCTTGACGCAGGCCCGCCAGTTCTTGGCGTTCATTGTCTTGCATTCCCAGAGCGCGGGAACGCCAATGCCCAGCGGCGCAGGTGCCGCGGCGATGATCCCGTCGACATGGCCCCGGATGCGCCCGCCCGCGACGGAAAAGCCGAACTGTTCGCCATCGGGGCGATTGCCCTTGCGGGTGTAAAGGTCGAGCCCGGCCGCGCGCAGCCAACGGATGGCCAGATCCTCGAACTGGTGGCCGATCTCGAAGATCCGCAGCGTCTGACCGCCGAAATCCGCACCTTCGTCCTTGGGCGCGCCCGCGAATTCGAACTGCAACGCGCGCTCGCAGGCATGGCCCAGCCGGGATGCGCCGAGATAGGTTCGGGGTGGCGTGGCCTCGCGCTCGGCGATGAGCGCAGCATCGATGGCAGCGTTGACGCGTTCGGCAATACCAAGGCGGTGATTGTAGTCCAGCATCAGAACGGCACCTCCGCCGTGGCGGCGATGCGCGACATCTCGGCGCCATAGCCCTCGAGCACCTCTTCGATCAGCGTGGTGACGTCGGCCGCTGTAAGATCGCGGAGCCGCTTGTCCCAGCCGATCCGGTCCATCGTCTGGCCCAGCCGCTTCATCACCTGCGCGATGGCCGCGCGCTCTTCCTCGGTCGTTCCCTGCATCGTCAGTCCCTTTCGATGGCGGGCCGCGAACCATGCCTGGCAGGGCATCGAGCAGAACCAGCGATGCTTGCGGGGGCGTGGTTTGGCGGGGTTGAAGAAGCCGAAGCCTTGCGCCGGGCGCAGGCAGACGGCGCAAGGTTGCAGGCGCGGATGCCAATGGCGCAACGGTTCAGGAAGGGGTGCAAATTGCCCGGCATGTGTCACGCAGCCCTCCCGATACCCGGGCTGGCGCGGCTGACGAGCTGACGGATTTCGCGCTTGTTGAAGCCGAAGGTCATCAGCGCCGAGGCGCGATAGCGGGTCAGCCCGAAGTCCTGCCGGAACGCGGGCGGCAGATATTGCAGCTGCTTTTCCGTCGCAGCCTGCTTCAGCCAACCCTTCGATTTGAAGGCGCTCTCGTCGGTCTCGTATTCGTTCAGCCAGTCATCCGCCTGTGCGAGACAGACCGTCCGCTCCCCCACGCCCAGCAGCCGGGGCGCACGCCCCTTCGCGCCGCCCACCGCGTGCCAGCGACCGTCGAGAAAGAAGATCCCGCCCCAGGCATTGAAGCCGTTGGCCATCAGCGCGGCGTCATCGCCGAAGAGATCGACCCATGCGAAGCTTGACCGCTTCAGAAGGTCGATCTCGGACATGATGAAACCCGAGAGCGGGATGGCATCCGGACCTTCGCCGGGCTCCTCGACGTCGCGCGCGAACACCTCGCCGCAGAGCGGGCATTCCATGGCGGCCAGCGGGATTTCCGCCTCGCAGGCCGGACAATTCTTCGTCGGCGCCTCACCGGGATCAAGCTTGCCGTCCAGATCTACATCCTGTTCCAGCGTGCCGTGGATCAGGCTCGATGTCCCGAAATCCAGCACGATGCAGTCGGTCTTGACGACGCCGGGGTATTCCTCGGGATCCACTGTGCGCAGGCCCCGCCCGACCATCTGGATCATGGTGGACTTGTAGGAACTCGGCCGCAGCAGCACGACGCAGGAGGTGGGCGGATGGTCCCAGCCCTCGGTCAGCACGGCCACGTTGACGATGACGCGGATTTCGCCCGAGGCATAGGCGGCGAGGATTCGGCGACGCGTGCCGGCATCAAGATCGCCATGGATGACGGCCGCCGAAACGCCTGCGCCGTTGAAGGCGGCAGCGACGTTTTCGGCATGGGCGACGGTGGAACAGAAGACCACAGTCGGCCGCTCGCTTGCCTTTTCCTGCCAGTGCCGCACGACCTCGTCCGTCACCGGCGCGCGGTTCATGATCTGTGCGACCTCGGTCATGTCGTAGTCGGCAGCGGACTTGCGCACGGCGCGCAGCTGGTCCTGCACGCCGACGTCGATGACGTAGGTGCGGGGTGGGACGAGGTGGCCCGAGGCGATCAGCTCGCCCAGCCGCACCTGGTCGCCGACATTGTCGAAGATCTCGCGCAGGCCCTTGCGGTCGCCCCGGTTCGGCGTCGCCGTGACGCCGAAGATTCGGCAGGTAGAATTGGCACCCCGGACATGGTCGATGATCCGGCGATAGCTGTCAGCCACTGCGTGATGCGCCTCGTCGATGACCAGAAGGTCGAGCGCGGGCATCGCCGCCAGATTGGTCGGCCGCGAGAGGGTCGGCACCATGGCGAAGGTCGCACGCCCTGCCCAGCTCTTGGCCTCGGCATCGACGACGGAGGTGGTGATGTCAGGCGCGACCCGGTCGAACTTCGCCCGGTTCTGTGCGGTCAGTTCATCGCGATGCGCGAGGATGCAGGCCTTGGCATCACTACCCTCGAGGGACTTGGCGACAACCGCAGACAGGGCGATGGTCTTGCCGAAGCCCGTCGAGGCGATGCTTAGGGTGTTCCCGTGATCGCAGAGCGCAGCGAGGCTGCGCTCCACGAACAAGCTCTGACGGGGACGAAGGCGCATGAGTCAGGCCCTCACTGTGCCCATGAGGGACGACCCGGTACCGGCGACGCGGGCTGCTGCTGGACCGGCTGCTGCGGCGCGGGTTGCGCGGGCGGGTGGTAGCCGGGCTGCACGGACAACCCCATGTGCTGGGCGTAATCCCGATGGTCCGGCGTCACCGCGCTGCGGATTTCGTTCTTGTCGTCGCCGGTGGCATCGGTGCCGACATCGATCCGGGCGAGGAACTCGATCCCGTCCAGATCCCCGAGCCCGTTGATCCGGCGCGCCGCCTGCGCCTGCGGGGACTGGTCCTTGTCGGAAATCCCCCGCGCCGAGTTCAGCATGCCGCGGATCATGCTGCGGCCCATGTTGGCCCAGTCCGGTCCCTTCGGGCTGTAGAGACCGATCAGGGTAAAGATCTTGCGCCGGGCATACTGACCCTCGGTGACGGTGAACTCGCCATTGAGATACACGGCGCCGGTCGAGCCGCGGGTGGCATAGCCCCCGGTCCAACCTTGCGACGCGTCGTCGAAACCGCCGGGGCGGATCGTCAGCCGCACCTTGGCCAGCGTGCCCTTGGGGATGAGGTTGGTGTTGGACTGGGCGTCGTTGAAGTCGTTCCAGGAACCCATGGGGTGTCTCCTTTGCGGATCAGGATTGCGGATGGGGATGATCGGCCGCGCCATCAGCGGGCGGCGTGAAGGTCAGGCGACGGGGCGCGGGAGTGCCGGGGGCGCGGATCTTGTCCATCAGGCGGCCGAGATGCGGCTCTTCCACCGGGCCAAGACGACCGGAACGGTCCTTGGCTGGGAAGCCCCAGGGGTTGATGGTGTGGCAGACGAAGGCGCGGTAGGGATCGCCACCATCGGCCTTCAGCTCGGCCATGGTGATCACCTCGTCGACGATCCCCGGCAGCTCCAGCCCGGTCTTCGAGCCGTCGATCTGCGGCTGGAAAATGCGCCGGTTGAAGTCGTCGAACTTCTCGTCGAGGATCCCGACGAACCAGACGTTGCGGCCCCGGGTGTGCTGGAGGTGGGTCAGCCAGGCGATCATCTCGCGCCCGTGCAACCCGTAGGCCCCGCGCACATCCGGCTTGCCGGTCTTTTCCGACACCGCCTCGGGTTGGCCCTTGCACCATTGGAAGCAGAGCCGCCCCGCCACGGTGATCGAGTCGACGAAGATCGTGTCGTAGCGGTCGAGCGCGGCCGGATCGCCGAACTTCTGGCAGACGGCGGCATGATGCGCGGGACTGTAGGGCTGTTCGTCGCGCAGGGCCGGATTGGGCCCGCCGATGAACACCGCGAAGTCCCGGCATTCCGCCCATGTGCGCGGCCGGATGCTGTCACCCGGCCAGCCCTCGATGGCCAGATCGCCAGCCTCGAGGTCGATGAACAGCGTGCGGGCGGGGTCGAGCGTCCAGAGCAGGCTGGTCTTGCCGATGCCGGACTTGCCGAAGATGCAACCCTTGATGCCGCGCGGCTCGGCCAGCCGCTGGTCGGCGGTAATGATGGGCAAGCTCACGCGCGATCCTCCTGGGCCAGGAGTTCGACCTTCAGCGTGCTGGTCTTGACGGTGCGGGCAGGCTCGAAGCCCTGGCGGATAGCCTCGGGCCAGGCGGCATAGGCGCGTTCGGGCACCTTGAAGCTGATCTCGACATATTCAGCCGGATCCTCGCCTGCGGCGCGGATGCGCTCGACCATTGCGGCGAGCTTCGCCTGGTCCCACTCGACGCGCTTCGGCAGATCAGCGACCACCGTGAAATCGCCATCAACGATGCGGACTGTGCCCGTGTCCTTGCCGCAGGCGCGGCGAGCCTCGGCGGCGCGGGCAGCGTAGCGGACCTCAAGCGCGGTGGAAAAGCGCGCGGCGACGGCCTTCATCTGCTTGGCCGCGGCGTCGATCTCGCGCTGCAGGGCGGCCAGAAGCTCGACGGGAAGCTGGGCGATCTCGCCTGCGGGCAGGTTGATCATCTGATCGATGCTGGGGGTGTTCTGGGGGAACGTCATGGGGGTCTCCGTGATGGGGGATAGGGTCAGGCGGCCTCGAGGAGGCGCATGGAAAGGGCGGGACCGGCCTGGCGGAATCTCGCCCGGGCGATGGCGATGTAGGCGAACTGGTCGGGGCCGATCCGGGCCTGCACGAGGTGAATAAGGCCCTGCTCAGCGGCGCGCAGCGCGGCCGATGCCACCAGGCGCAAGGTGCGCTGCTGATCGGCGGGCAGCTTCGAGATCACGGAGGTCGCATCGACCGCGAGAAAGCCGCGATGATAAACCAGCGTCTCGCCGGGTGCGGCCTGCGCGATCCAGGCCGAAAGCCCGACTTCGTCCAGCGCTGGTCCGGCCGCGCCGAAGATCGACACGACGCCGGTGGCACGGAGGTTGGAATGCCGGGTCATCATGCCGCACCCCGATCCGCAGTGCTGCGCCGCTGGCGGGCCTGCTCATAGGCCAGCACATCCTCGAGCCGGTAGACCACACGGCCACCGATTTTCAGGAAGGCCGGGCCCTCGCCGGTCCAGCGCCAGCGTTCAAGGGTGCGCGCCGAAATGCTCCAGCGCGCGGCAAGTTCGGTCTGGTTCAGGCAGGTTCTGGTCTGCATCGTCCTCTCCCGGTGTGTCGTTGGGAGGAAGATGCACGTCGCGACGCGGGGATGTCGTCGGGATCAGAGTGGGATACGGCGGGGGATCAGCCGGACCGTTTCAATCATGGGGTGAATCGTGTGTCGGTGGGATCGTCATCCCCCTCCATCCCCCGGCGCATCCATCAGAGGGGTTCCGGTAGGGGCCGCGGCGCGTCCGACTCAGAGGCCTGCGAGGCGATAGGCCCCGCGGCCGTTCGACTCGATGAGCAGCGGCCAGTCCTTCTTGGACTTGAAGACGTCAGCCATCTTGAGGCTGCGCGACCCGGCCTGCGAGAGCACCGCCTTGCCGCTCTGCCACGGATCGCCCCGCAGGGCCGCCGTATGGAGGATCCGCACGACCTGCGCCTGGATCGGACCCAGCCGGAACTCCCGGTCATTGCAGCGGACGCTCTGATAGTCGGCAGAGGCGTGAAAACCGCCACCGGGCTTCAGGCCAGAGGCTCCGCCAAAACCTGTCGCCGCCTCGAAACGGTCGCGTTCTTCTCGCCTTAACACGAGATCAGGCTTGCGGATTTTCAGGCATTCGCGCGAACCGTAGAAACAGGCATAGTCCGCCTTCGCTGTCCGGAACCGTGTGATGCTGGCCTCACCAAGGCGGAAGAGCTGGAAGACGTCCTGAACGTGCAGGTCCAATAGCCCATTGAACGAGGACCGCTCTGTCGGGATCGAGAAGCGCTGACCGTCGTCAGTTTCCTCGAAGTCGCCGAACTCGATGGGCAAGTTCAGGATGCGGACGGACAGACGCAGCTGGTCGTTCTCGGCCAGATAGACTAGGTCGACCTCGGGCATCGACCAGCGGGCGAGGACTTCCGGCAGGGTGAAATACGCCTTCTCGATCTCCATCCGGGCCCCCGATTCCCATGCAATCTGTTTGGCTTTTGTTCTAGCCGCTTGACGATCCCAATTCAATCCTGCCATATCCCACTCTATCCACAGCCCCTTGGGGAAAAGATGACCGAACATCACACCCTGGCCGACCGTCTACGGGCCCGCTCCGACCAGCTCGGCCTGGCACCGGCCCATGTTGCGGAGATGGCCGGGGTCAACCGCTCCTTCGTCTATGACATCCTGCGCGGACGCTCCTCGCGCCCCAGCATCGACCGTCTGGCCGACGTCGCCCGCGTGCTGAAGGTCGACCGCGAATGGCTGATTCACGGGATCGGCGAGATCGAGGGCCCCTCCCCCTTCAGCGAGAACCCCGAAGATACCTTCGTGGCGATCGCGCATGCCACGCCCCGCCCCGCCATGGTTGGCGGCGCAGTGGTGACCGAGGATGGCGACACGCCCGGCCGTGCCTACCACTTCCGCCAGTCGTGGATCCGCCACAAGCTGAAGGCCAGCCCGTCACAGCTCCGGATCATGCATGTCGAAGGCGATAGCATGGTCCCCACGCTGCAGGACGGCGACGCCGTGTTAGTCGACATGACGCGCCAGTTCCCCAGCCCCCCCGGCATCTTCGTCCTCGACGACGGCATGGGGCTGGTCGCCAAGCGTCTTGAGCATATCCCCAACAGCGACCCTCCGGCTGTGCGGGTGATCTCGGACAACACGCTCTACCCGGCCTACGAGCGCACGGCCGACGAGATCCGCATCATCGGCCGCATCCGCTGGTTCGCGAGGGAGATATGAGGATGGGTGGTGCCGTTCCCGCCCGGGGCCACAAACGAAAAAGCGCCCGCGAGATTTCTCTCCGGGCGCACCTCTGCGATGATTGGAACTTGCGTCAAGGGGGGCAGGGTTGTCAACGCGTTTTTCTATTTATGTTCAAAGGCGTGAGCGAAGTACGAGATTTCAACTTCGTTCCGCCGCAATTCTGAAGGTTGCCCTCGCAGTGATGCTTGACTAGCCTTAAAGTAAGTTGGTGGAACGTCATGCTTACCCCCTATTTCGGCCCGATTTCAAAGGCATGCGATTGCAGGGTGATCTAGCGCATAAGCCTGGGGGTTTCCCCGCAAGAGGTGCCGAGCGCAAGTACAGGGGGATACGATGGACATGACGGGCGCTATAGTCTCGGAGGGCTTCGGCTTGCTGCTGCCTCTCTGGCCGGACCTGCATGCCCTGGCGGCCGAGGCAGAGCAGAATGCCGACAAGCTCCCTGATTTTTCGACCATCCGCCTACGCAGCTTTTCGGAGGCCATGGTTTGCCACCTTTTCCGGCACCATGGCTTGCCACTGAACGACGACGAGAAGCAGTTCGACCGTTTGCAACTGCTGCAGCATCATGATGTGCTGGATAGGCGGGTTCTGGGGTTCCTGCACACCATTCGGAAACTCGGAAACATCGCCGCGCACGGAAAGCGTCCTGTATCGGCAGCTGAAGCCCTCGACCTGATCGATGACGCCCTTTCGCTGACCGCTTGGTTCTGCCTTGAAATGCGCCCAGATATCGACTGGCAAGCTCGGGGACATGCCGCGCCCATAACGCCTACGGCACATCACGAGACCTCGCAGGACATATGTCCGGCCGTCGGGGGGGAGAAAGCCGCTGGCCTGGCCGCCCTTTTCAGGCCACCGCAGACGCGGATCTCGTTGCGGGACATGTTCGAAGAGGAGCTCACGGCCGACCAGCAGAGGTGTATTTCGGCGCTCGATGGCTTCCTAGCCGACGACACCCAGCGGGTGTTTCTGTTGAAAGGCTATGCGGGAACGGGAAAAACCTTCCTTGCCGCCGGTCTGACAGAGTTCATGCTTGCCAAAGGGCGGATGTTCTCGCTTGCAGCCCCGACAGGGCGGGCGGCCAAAGTCATTGCCAAGAAAACGGGGCAGTCAGCGCGAACGATCCACAGCCTGATCTACGACTATAGCGACATGACCGAGCAGACCGAAGATGACGACGACGGGTCAGCCACCTTCAAGATGATTGCCAAGGTCCGGAACAATGATGATCCGGTCGATTCTGTTGTCATCATCGATGAAGCGTCGCTCGTATCGAACGTGTATTCCGAAAGTGAATTCTTCCGGTCTGGCAGCGGGCATCTTTTGCGGGATCTGATCGCGCATGTGGGGTCAACGCATTCAGGCAACGCCCGAAAGATCATCTTCATCGGCGATCCGGCGCAGCTGCCTCCGGTCGGCATGTCGACCTCTCCTGCCCTGGACGCGGATTACCTGCGTGAGACGTTCGGGCTTGATGCAGCCAGCTACGAGTTGACCGAAATCGTCCGCCAGAAAGCTGAAAGCGCGGTAATCCGCAATGTCATGCCCCTGCGCGAAGGCGTCACCAGTGGACGCTTCAGCAGCCTGATCTTCTCTTTCGACGATGACGTAATCCAACTGCCCAAGGACAGCGTCACGCCCCTCTACATGAAGATTCGCGAAGGACGCGGCCCGCAAGCGCCGATCATCGTGACCCATTCGAACACCGAAGCCGCCAATTTTAACCGCGCAATCCGGGCCATACTGTTTCCAGGAAAGGCGTCCGTGGCCGCAGGGGACAGTGTAATCGTAGCGGCCAACGGCTTTTGTGGTCCGCATTACGTCGCCAATGGTGAAATTCTGCGGATCGACTCGGTTGAAACTACGGTCGAGCGACGGTCGGTGCAGTTGCTCCAGAAGCTCGGCAACAGCGACGTTTCGGAACCCATCAATGTTGCGCTAAATTTCCGAGAGGTCATCGTTGCCGTACCGCAATCCGAGGGTGACGATCTCGTCCTGAAAGCAAAGATACTCGACGATTTTCTGCACGGCGACGACGCCAGCCTGGCATCTACGCAACAGCGCGCCCTTTACGTCGATTTTCTCAGGCGCCACAAGCATATCGACAGGAAGAAAGATCGTGATGCGTTCCTGTTGGCGCTGCGTTCGGATCCGTATTTCAACGCTCTTCGCCTCAGGTTTGGCTATGCCATTACCTGCCACAAGGCGCAGGGCGGCGAGTGGAGCCATGTGATCATCAGTTGCGCAACCCGGCAGAACCCACGGTCGTCGGACTATTTCCGCTGGCTCTATACGGCGATGACTCGGACCAACGACAAGCTCTATCTTATCGATCCGCCCAGACCCGTTCTTGAACCGACTGGGCCCGGATGGGTTACGCCGTCTACCACAGAACCCAGACCACAAAACCCGGAGGCCGCCCCTCCCGACCAGCGAGCGATGGCCCCTGAACCAGATCTAGGGGCCACCTCCCCGGCTTTGTCGCCACAATCCTTGTTCCGCACGTGGCTTCAAACAGAAATCCGCAATAGGCTGGCTGACACTGGGATCGAGATCGAGGACGTCGCTCACCACCAGTATCGAGAGGCATATTTCTTCAGGCGAGGCGCAGACGCTGTTCGTATCGACATCGGCTACAAGGGCAACTGGACTGTCTCTGGCGTGACCTGCCCGAGGCCCGATGGCTTCGCCGAGGAAATCATGGCACGCATCGCTGGATTGTCGGGCCAGAAACCAGGAACTGGCACTTCGAGTTCGGCCAGCGCGGGCGTGCCTGACCGACCGTTCTTGCGGGATTTCCATGACCGATTGCTCGCGGCGCTGGCGAAGAAAGGCATCACTGCGGTCAACCTGAAGGAGCAGCAATGGAGCCAGCGCTACGTTATTGCGCGCGGCCCGGACTCGGTCACGGTGGACATCTTCTACAACGGCAGGAACCAGTTGACGCGGTTCATGCCAATCAATCCATCGCCGACCCCGACACCTTCCCTCGTCGAGCTGCAGAATGACGTCGAAACGGTGCTTACTGTGGAGGTTCACCCATGAGCATCGTAAGCCGGAGCCGAGGCAACAGGGGTTTGGGTGGTGGAGGCTGGAACCATCGCTCCAAAGAGGTCACCGAACTCAGGAAAGGGGGCCAACTCGATGCAGCTTTCGCTCTCTCGGTGGAGCGCATCGCGGATTCCGAGGCCGACGACTATGACCGTGCCGCGTATGCATGGTGCCTCATTGCACTCGTTAAACAGCATTCAGCCGATGGAAAACAACAGAAGCTGTCCGAATATCTGGACCAACTACGGCATTTCGAAGTCTCGGTCTCAGACGAGATGCTGGCAGAGCATCGTGAGAAGGCTCTGTCACTCGTGGACCCCGACCGCCGCGCCATAGAGTCCGCACGCAATCTGAGCAAGCAAGGCAAGCACGAGGATGCCTCGAGGATCTACGCCGACCTCGATGCAAACGGAAAACTGGCGCCAGAGGATCGGAAGGCGTGGGGTTGGGAACTCTTCCGCCTGAGCAAAGGCGAACTTGAAGGGTCGAAGGACGAGAAACTGTCTCCGCCAGTGGTTCAGCGCGTGAAGAGAAACCTGAACACCTATCTGAAGCTGGCGATCGGCGGCCCTGACCTCCTGCACAGCCTCATGCTCCGTCAGGCGTTGCGGCTGACGAAGGGCGAACAGCTCAAGCTGCTCCCGTTTCTTCGCCTCTGGAACCCGGATCAGTTCAACGACGAGGACTTTGAGCGGCAGCTGGGAAAGGACGGTAAGACCTACCCGTCCCTCGTTGAGCAGGTGATCCAGACGGCGTCTGCCGAGGCCGCCCAGAGCGACCGTGCGGAAGACCGCCATTTCATGCTGCCGCATGTGCAGGCCGCGATGAAGCGCTTCCCGGATAACATCTGGCTCAAGTTCAATCTCACGAAACTCTTGCGGGGCATGGGGCGCATCGAAGAAGCGCTGAAGCTGGCCGTCGAATTTGCGCGCGAGAAGGCTTCTGAATATTGGACTTGGGAACTTATCGGTGACTTGGTGCCAAACGATATCGACCTGCGGCGCTCGTGCTATGCCAAGGCCCTGAGCTGTTCACAGGACGATGACTTTGTAGGAAAGGTCCGCCTCAAGTTCGCCGCCCTGCTGGAAGAAAACTACCCTGCCGAAGCCCGCTTCGAGGCAGAGCGGATAATTGCGCACCGCGCCCGTGCCGGATACGCGATTCCCCGCGACGCACAGAGTCTTGTGGAAAGACTTGCAGCGGTCACCCCAAACACGACTGATCGCGCCTTCCATGGCAGGCTGAGCGATGCGGCGGAAGCTCTGCTCTTCTCGCACCTCCCATGGACCGATGCTTGCCTCGGGGACGTTTTCACGGTCGAGGGGCGAGATGGTCAGAAGCCTCGAAAGCGCCGCAGAATCTATGCGAAGGGAAATCCTGTCGCGATCGAACTGAGCCTGCCCGACAACCATGCCGACCTTCGTGGACTTACCGAAGGCACTCCGATCAAAGTGCAGTACGAGGTCTCGAAGTCAGAGCCAGGCCGCGCAACGATCCACCGAGTTAGCCGCCGTCCAGAGGGCGCGCCCATGGACATATTGTCATTCCAAGTTGGTGTTATTGATCACATCAACCATGAGAAATCGCTGATTCATGTGGTCGTCACTCGCGACATGGATGGCACTTGCCCGATTTCGTTGTTCCCCGGTCAAGCCAAAATCGGCGATGCCGTCGCGGTTCGCCTAGCCCAGCACGGTTCCAAGACCGGCGTGCGCACGCGGATTGTCCAGATCACGTCGACGAACCACGCACCTTCTCAGGACGTTTGTCGCCCGTTCCGCGATGCAACGAACGTAACACCGAGCGGCTTGGGGTTCACCCGCGGAGACATTTTCGTACCGCCTCACATGATCACCGCTGAGGGGATCGAAGCGGGTGATCTGGTGGAGGGCATCGCTATTGCAAGTTTCGACAAAAAGCGCGGGAAATGGGGAATGAAGGCGATCCAGGCGAAGACGATTGCTCGGGATCACCACGACTTCGGAGGCGATGACGATGACCTGGAATAATCGGGGCTAGAACAGATCTGAATTTGTTCATTTGCAACCCGGGCACGGGCATCTCCTCAGCATGGGCGTGCCATCAGCACCGATACAACGGACAAAACGCCACGAGGGAGACGCGAGTTGACGGCCCAAATGCCAGAGAAGATTGTCTACCAAGGCGCAATTCTGGAATTGTGCACCGAACCTCTTGAAGATTATTTTGCTAAAGGTGGTATCAGACCGGCACTCGAACGCTCCACCACCGCCTTATGGCGTCGGTACGTGGGCAGTTGGGAGGTCGTCGATAATCTCCTGTATCTCACCCACCTCGATGGACGCCTCGTGGATGGAACCAAGATCACGGTATCAATGATCTTTCCCGGATTCCCGGAAAAGGTAACCGTCCGGGCTGACCGCTCTGCCGAGGTTGGTGCGTAGAGGATAGTGTCCACTATCGGATAATGGACACTATCGGGGTGGCTTGTGACGAA